CATCAAAATTGCACCTTCCAGATAACGTGATGAAGTTCCAAACTGTTCATATCCAACATGTCCGGTATGACAAATACGTCGAGCCAAATCGATAAACTGTAGCTTCTTGTCTAGTGCCACAACGATCTTAACGTCATTCAGGTTATATTCGATATATTTTTGAATGTCATCACGATACAAATCGTTAAGACTTCCAGTATAAGTGATCTTGTCGATATTGACTACCTTTTTACCAATAGCACCAAGGGTATAACTTGGTTCATTTTTTCCACTAAACTTCTTGTAGAGTTCGATATAGTCCATACACGAAATACCTGCTACAACCATTCGTTTGGAAAATGTATTATAATAACATTCCTGAATAGGACTCAACCTCTTAGCAAAATTTGCACCCATCACACGTTTGATACGATTGTATAGATACGGAACGTCAAACCCATCAATGTTCCATCCCGTGATGATTGTGGGTTGAATCTCCTCCCACTTATTCATAAAGTGACTAATTAATGATTCCTCATTATCAAAACTTTGAATAATAGTATCTGAAGTTTCACTGTCCTGTAGTTTACCTTCTTTATCCAAAATGAACGCTGTATACTTGGACGTTGCGCCATCGTACAAAGCGATAGCGGTCAATTCCTTATCACCTTCTTCAATGACTGGAAATCCACCTTCAGAACTAACCTCAATATCGAAAAAGACAACACGATGTCCCTTAGAAGGTTCATCACTGTCTTCATAAGCATCAATCAATACCCTCGTTTCCGGAGGAACGTCTCCTTCAAAAATAGAAGGGTCATTACGATTAAAGTTTGTCACCTTTTCCAATTCATCACCATATACAGATCGATAACGCCCTCCGGACTTTTTACGATACGCATATCTAGGTAATGGAAATGTCACATATCCCTTTTGATCGTCCCAAAGATGTACAGTTTCAGTTTTCTTATCGATATAAATGTTTTGATACATAATAGTATGGTATACCTAGTTCGTCTAAAAGTCTATGAAAAATTTTTAATTCGACATCTTTTAATTTTCACCGTCAATATGTATTTTCAAAGTTATGGAAATAGACGAAGTAAAAAAAGTTGTGGATCATTGTACCAATCCAATTTTTGTAGAAAACGGATTGATTCAACAAGTAAAAGAGGAATTTACCTTATTGGCTTATTTTTTGAAAGCATTTAAGCCACACAACGTGTTGGAAATTGGATGCAAAAGTGGAAGTTTTTTTATGTTCAACCAATTTTCTACAGGCAAAAAAGTGGCAGTTGATATTAATGATCAGTATTTAAAATATCTTCTTTTTTATACACACAATGATGACTTTGCATTTTTGAAAGCAAATTCACAAACAAACGATACCCTTGAGGCAGTTCGTAGTTTATGTGGACAATTTGATTTCATTTTTATTGATGGTGACCATTCATATGAGGGAGTGAAGAAAGATTTTGAACTTTATAAACAGTTACTGAGTCCTAGAGGGTATATTGGTTTTCATGATATTGATTCCAATCATATTTATAAAGATTATTCTGATGGCGCAGGTCAAGTCTATAAGTTCTGGCAAGAACTGTCATATGGAAGTAAAACTGAAATTATTTGTCAGAAATCATCTTCTCACAACAGATTATTAAGCAATAAATTTGCGTGGGGACCAAAAGAACATTTTGGTGGAATAGGTTTATGGCAACCTTAAATTATTCCACGATTTCCAATTTATTCTTCAGACTATCATAGATAGATTTATGTTCTTCTTTTATATTGTCTTTTAACATCAATACTCGTTTTACAACCCATCGTGACTTAATAGATGTAAATAAATTTGGATCTAACTCAGTATCCTTCAATGCAGGAGGATAAACTTTATTTACCATAAACCACAACATGGCGGTTTCGTCCTCATTGAGATTTTTTAATTGTTCTAGTGTCATGTTATAACTGTATATGAACTAATAATTGATGTCAATTTATTCTGACTCCACGAACATTTTTATCGATTATACAAAACCGAACACTTTTTGCATCCTCTTCAATAATATTGACCCCAACCAAATATGATTCTATGTCAGTGTTGGCGGTTTCTTTTATTGAAAAAATATTTCCACGACGTATTGTATCTACACCACGTCCTTGAAATTTAGGAGCTGGAACAATAACCACGGTTTGATTGGACTTGACACTTTCTTTTCGTTTTGATGAATTATCCAAAATAACAGCAGAGCCATCCAACACTATCACCACCGTTGTGCGATCATCTGCTTGAATAACAAATTTTCCTTTAGACAAAATGATAGATGCCAATTTCGTATTGATTGTAGCAATGGAGGTTGAGTCACCGTCTTGATTAGAATATACATCCAATTCACCTTCGATCAATGAAACCGATTTAGAATAAGTAGAATATTTTAGTTTGGATGGTAACGAGTCGATATTAGATACAGTTTGATCAAAACTATCTAAAGTTACATGAGCAGATTCTTTAATTTTTATAAATACATCATTTGAAAATGCCACAATGGTTTCAGAATTTGTCGATGTTTTGAACGCATAGTTTTGTCCATTGACAATGTAAGTTTTTCCAACGATTGGAGTATTGGTTGACAACGCATTATTTGCCACATTTTCTAAAATGACATCGCCAGAAGATTTCTGAATGTAAAAAACACCATTGGCGTAGGCATTAAGACTGAGTAAAATGGTCAATATTATATTTCTCATATGTTTATAAGATGTGGACTTTGAAGATCGTGTATGATACTCTATATAAGTATGTCTGAAATTATAGAAGAAAAAAACAAAAAAACAGTCAGCTTTTCACAATATTCAGGATGGTTCAAGTGTCCTCACAGTTGGTATCTTAATTATTTGAAAGGTTTGCGTAAATATGAAGCCAGTTTAAACACTTGTTTTGGTACAGCAATTCATAATACCATTCAAGATTATATTAAGTTGCTATATACTGAGGGTGCCGAGGTCGCAGACGAAATTGACCTTATTAAAAAGTTTCGTGATGAATTTGCCAAAATTCTTTTAGAAGAAAAAGACACTTTTAAGGAACCGTATACTGACGATGATGTTACCGAGTTTCTTTTTGATGGTGAAGATATTCTAAAGACTTTTAGTAATTCTGCCAACCGTATCAAACATTTTCCAAGTCGTAAGTATGAATTCATCGGTGTTGAAGTTCCATTGGATGTTCCTATCAAAAACAATGTTCGTTTTATTGCGTATGTTGACTTGATTCTACGAGACAAAACGTCTGGAAAATACAAGATTTGGGATTTCAAGACAAGTTCGATGGGATGGAACAAGTATCAGGTTGCTGATGAAAGTAAGTATTCACAATTGTTATTGTATAAGGCATTCTACTCCAAACAGTTTAATGTTCCATTAGACGCAATTGATGTGGAATTTTTTATTCTAAAACGTAAGTTATATGAGAATGTTGCATTTCCACAAAATAGAATTCAAATATTTGAACCAGCTAATGCTAAAAACTATGTGTCAAAGTCATTGGTGACGTTTACATCGTTCATTGACGAGTGTTTTACACCGGAAGGAACGTACAAGGAAGATGGTTATTATCCAAAGGTTCCTGGCAAGAGCAAAAAGAACTGTAAATACTGTACACATTACAAGACTAATTGTGATGGCAAAGAAACTAAAGACGATAAAGAAGACAATTAAAAATAACAATTTGTATTGCGTATATATACGTATATACAAAGTTATGTCAAGAGTTCTTACTAGCGTCAAAGTTGATAAAGACGCATATATAAAATTCAAACAATTCAACACTAACAACAAGTTTCATTTACAAGACTTGGTAAATCGTTCGTTACATTTATTTCTCCAAGAACAATCGTTTAGAGATAAATTGTATAATTACAATATACCTGTACTTTCATCTGATAGTCAGAACGTTCAATTACCGAGTCTTCAAAACAATATTGAATCAGTTTAAAAGTTATGTCTAAAAAGAAAATTCTCTTATTGAGTGACGATTTGCGTATGCATAGTGGTGTATCCACAATGAGTCGTGAATTGGTTATTGGTACGGCCCATCATTATGATTGGGTTCAAATCGCTGGTGCAATTAATCACCCAGATAAAGGCAAGGTAATTAATCTCAGTGAAGAAATTCAAAAAAACGCAAATGTTAAAGATGCGTATGTTGTATTATATCCTACAGCGGGATATGGAAATGAGGATTTATTGTATGCTGTCATAGCAAAAGAAAATCCCGATGCAATTATGCACTTTACAGATCCTCGTTATTGGGGTTGGTTGTACGCAATTGAACGTGAAGTTCGAAAGAAAATCCCAATTACATATCTAAACATTTGGGACGATCTTCCATATCCAATGTGGAATCGTCCATTTTATGAAAGTTGTGATGCATTGTTTAGCATTAGCAAACAAACATACAATATTAACAAATGGGTTCTTGGACCTGAATATTGTACTTCGATATACGGTGACTTTGACAAAGACGGTAACATCATAAGGGAGAACGCTTAATATGCCAATTAAAGGAAAAACACTATTACACTATGTACCTCACGGAATTAACAGTGAGGTATTTCGTCCAGTTGATAAAAATGATAAAAACCTCCTTGAAGGAAAAAAGAGATTCTTCAACGGATCGTCATATGATTATACGATTTTCTTTAACAGTCGTAATGTCAAACGTAAACAAGTATCCAATGTAATTTTGGCATACAGAATATTTTGTGACAGTCTTTCCAAAGAAGATGCAAAAAAGGTATGTCTAATTCTTCATACTGAGGTTGTGGGACAAAACGGTCACGGTACGGATCTGCCAGCTGTTAAAGAAGCACTATGTCGTGATTATACTGTTTATTTTTCACAGAGAAAAATCACTCCGGGTGAAATGAATTTAATGTATAATATATCAGACGTTACAATCAACGTATCTAGTAATGAAGGATTTGGTCTCAGTGTAGCAGAATCAATCATGTCTGGTACACCCGTAATTGTAAATGTAACCGGTGGACTTCAAGATCAAATTGGTCAAACCGATGATAACGGCAATCCAGTGGAGTTCAATAAAGAATTTGGTACAAATAATATCGGAAAGTATAAAAATCACGGTGTTTGGGCAAAACCAGTGTGGCCAAAAGTTCTTGATACACATGGTAGCAATCAAACTCCATATATCTTTGATGATATGGCGGACGTTCGTGATATCGCCGAGGCAATGATGTATTGGTATTTAATGTCTGATGACGAACGTACCCGCCGTGGCGAAGAAGGACGTAGATGGGCCTTAAATGAAGGTGGCATAAACTCAGTCCATATGTGCAATGAATTTATCAAGTCAATGGACTATACACTACAACATTTTAAACCATCAGAATCGTTTAGTATACATACCAGCAAAGAATATATTGGACAATCGCTGCCCGATAATTGTATGGGAGTTGATTTTGGCAAAGTTGATATTGAAAAAGTTAGAAAGGAAATTGTATGAAGATTCAAATACTAAAAAATGAAACATATCAATCGGTAGATAATCTTCCCAAGAGGGGTACAGATAGAGCTACAGGTTATGATATAATTGCAACTAGTGGTCCGGAAATTGTTGGAGAAACAAATGATCGTGGTGGATATAAACGTGTTGATTATATTCAATATCGGACCAATCTAAAACTAGCAGTTCAAAAAGACCGTGTATTTAGTACATTTGGTTATACAGATTTTGACCATGATATTCTAGCGTTTCCACGTAGTAGTATCAGTAAATATAATCTAGTATTGGCAAATTGTATTGGACTGATTGATGCTGATTATCGTGGTGAAGTTTTACTTCGTTTCAAGTATATCTTTCAGCCAGAAGATTATAATATCCTAGACAATCAAATTATAGGTAGTGTTAATCCAATTAAGATCTATAGTATTGGAGACAAAATCTGTCAACTGAAAGTCACCAAGGTAGAAAACGTAGAGTTCATACTTGTTGATGAATTGGACGCAACTGACCGTGGTGATGGTGGTTTTGGAAGTACTGATGTTCCTAAACCAACAACAACCACATCCACATCTACAGCTACTGGAAAAAGTATTGAAGATTTAATCAAACAAAAGGAAGGATATTTTCAAGCCAACGCTCAAAAGTATTCTGACATGATCAAGGAAAGAGACACTAAAATTTTTGGAAATTAATATGAGTAAACCACTATGTGTTATACAAGGCCCCGTCTTTAGCCGAAGCGGTTATGGAGATTGGGCAAGAGAAGTTGCTAAAAGCATTCTTCGATACGATAAATATGATGTAAAAATTGCTACTACCAAGTGGGGAGCAAATCCCATCAAACGATTTCAAGATGAGTTGGATTATAACGATCCGTTGAATCTTGCGTTGTTTGACAAGATGTTGAAGGAACCGCTCAATCGACAACCCGATTTGTTTATTCAAATCTCAATTCCAAATGAATTCAAACCTATTGGCAAATATAACATTGGAATGACTGCGGGTATTGAAACCACAGCAGCAGCGGGAGAATGGATTGAGGGACTTAACAAGATGGATATGAATATTGTTACATCTCGACATTCAAAGAAAGTGTTTGATGACGCGGATTATACTAAGGAATACCAAGACGGAAGTGGTCGTAAAGAACAACTACGTAACAATAAACCGATGGAAGTTTGTTTTTGGGGAGCAAATACCAACGTCTATAAGATTACCAATGAAAAGGTTGATTCTGTGGAAACGGTGATGAATCAAATTCCAGAGACATTTGCGTTCTTATTTGTTGGTCAATGGACACATGAAAGTCCGTATCACGACAGAAAAGATATTGGCAATCTTATCAAAACGTTTTTACACACTTTTAAAAACCGCACACAAAAGCCGTGTTTAATTCTCAAAACAAGTGGAACGAATTATTCAAAGATGGATAAAGAGTCTATCTTGAAAAAGATTAAAACAGTTGAGTCTCAAGTAGATGGCGATAAGCCAAACGTGTATTTGATTCACGGTGAATTGAGTGACTCTGAAATGAATGCGTTGTTTAATCATGAAAAAGTTAAATGTCACGTTAGTTTTACTCACGGTGAAGGATTTGGACATCCACTGTTATTGGCGTCACTGAGTGGTAAACCAATTCTCGCATCAGATTGGAGTGGACACTTAGATTTCTTGGAATCTAACAGAGAATGTTTATTGCCGGGTAAAGTAGATGTAATTAATTCTGCATCAGTAAACCAATGGTTAATCAAAGAGTCAGCGTGGTTTACAGTTTCATATAGTTTGGCAGAAGAACGATTGAAACAATATTACTTTAGTATGAATCAAAAAACTAAAGATAATGCGATTGGGTTGGCAGAACGTAATTCCGAACAATTCTCACTAAGTGCTATGGATCAAAAGTTGCATGGTATTTTAGATAGATATGTTCCTCAGTTTGCAGTAGAACAAAAGATTATAATTCCACAATTGAAAATGAATCTACCATCGATTCCTAAATGAAAAGTATGAAACCGTTTATTTCATATCTAGTAACATGTCATAATGAGGGTGCGCAATTGCGCACCCTTTTATCACTCCTTTTGAAATACTCAGAAGGAAATCAAATCGTGGTATTAGATGATTATTCTACAGATCAATTGACGTTGGAGATATTACAACAATATTCTAATGTGGCTAAAATTGTAAAACATAGTCTAAATAAAGATTATGGAACACATAAAACATATGGCACATTACAGTGTGACGGTGAGTATATATTCCAAATTGATGCGGATGAATTACCAAGTGAAGTTTTGTTGGTTAATTTGTATGCACTATTGCAATCAAATCCTACATGTGAAATGTTTTGGGTTCCCCGTGTCAACAATTTCATTGGAGTTACCCCCGATGATATTAAGACATATGGATGGCGTGTAAATGAAAAGGGTCACATTATGTGGCCAGATTATCAATCACGCATATACAAAAATTTGCCACAAATTAAATGGGATCGTAAACTTCACGAAACCGTTATAGGATTCAAAGAATATACTCGTATACCAGCAATGGAAGAATTGTCTTTGTATCACACTAAAACCATTGAAAAACAACGTAATGACAACACTAGATATATGAACGAATTTTCATTGGAAGATAATATTAGAAAATAATTTATGGAAAGAATACCAGTATATTGTTTATATTCTACACAAATGGATACGTTGTTTAGTAAACATTTTTATCCATCTTTTATGCAATTCAATAGGGAAGACTTTGAATTGACCGTGTTTAAAACAAATGTTGATGGTAATGGAGACTTTGATTCCAAAGGGTATATGAGTTGTATGCATCATAAAACTACAATGATGCTTGAGACAATAAAAGAAAACATTGGAAGACCCATAGTATGGGCAGATATTGATATTCGTTTTTTATCTAAAATAGATTTATCAGCCTACAACGGTAATTTTACTGTTTTAAAAGAACATCAAGATCCAAATAATCCATATATTAATCCAGCATTTTGCCGTATTGATTGTAATGATACAATGGTAAACTTTTTTGAAAAGTTATTGGAAAGTTGTAAACATTATAATATTCATGATATGGACGTGATAAATTATTATAAAGAAAACATTCCTAAATTAGATATCGATGTTTTTGATTTTAGATATCTTCAATATACCTCGTTACCACATAGAACTACAACATTTGAATGTGATATATGTAAAAACAATACTACATGTTATAACTGTTTGCACCAATTAGTTGACATTGATTATATTGATCGTAATAATACTATATTGTACCACGCAAATTGTACAGTGGCAAATAAAAGACAAACAAGCATTGGTCTCAAACTAGAACAACTAGAGTATTTGATTAAATGATAACAATAACAATAGGAACTAACGGAAGATTTGGAAATCAAATGTTTCAATATGCTTCTTTAATGGGTATTGCCGATAAACAAAATTGTTTATACGGAATTGACTATTATAACGGAAATAAGATTCCGTGGAATCAATTCACTGACAATGAGTTTGTGAACAAAAATACGTTAGTATTACCAAAAGCATTTCAACTGTCTGCATTACATTGTCAAGAAAAATATCCCATTTTAGATGAAAATAAACACTTTCATTTTAATCCAGCGTTTTTCAATACTGGAGATGATATACATTTGCATGGATATTTTCAAACTGAACGATATTTTAAACACATTGAATCTACTATTCGTTCTGAATTTACATTTCGGTCAGATATCATCGATGCGGCACAGTCATATCTAAAAGATAAACAAACCTATGAAACGGTTTCTATCCACGTTCGTAGAGGTGATTATCTGCAATTTAAACATCATGGTGTGTGTGATTTAACTTATTATGCCAATGCATTACAATATTTCACCAATCAATCATACAACTTTATTATTGTGACAGATGACGTTGATTGGGCTAAATCTACATTTGAAGGATCTGGTAACTTTTATATTTCTGAAAGTAACAATCAATTCGTCGATATGTGTATAATGACATTATGCAATCATAACATCATGGCAAACAGTACATTTAGTTGGTGGGGAGCTTGGTTAAATCAAACCCCAAATAAAAAAGTTATTGCTCCATCAAAATGGTTTGGTCCGGGTGTCACATTAAATACTAAGGATTTATATCTTTCGGATTGGATTGTCATATAAAATTGCCAAATAAAATACATACTATTATGAAAATCGCAGTTATTACATTAGCAACAAACAAATATAAAATATTTTTACATCCACTTTGGAAATCAATAAATCAATATTTTATTCCACATGTTCAAAAAGACTTTTACTTCTTTACAGATGAAAGAATGGATTGGTTTGATGACTCTGTTAAATGGTTTCCGATCAAACACGAACCTTGGCCGTATATTACTTTAAAACGATTTGAGTTCATTTCACAATGTTTAAAAGATCTAACTCATTATGATTATGTTTTTTATATAGACAGCGATATAGAATTTGTCGATACATTACAAAATTTTGATATTAGAGGTAAGAAATACTATGCGGTATGTCACCCCTCAGTTGTCAATAATCTTAACTTCTGGCCCGTAGAAACAAATTGTGCGTCAACTGCGTATATTCCAGAACGTCACCGTTGCGTGTATGTTCAAGGATGTATGTGGGGCGCTGTTGGAAGTTCTATTGAACACATGGTCAACACAATGAAGAACAACGTTGATGCGGATCTCAAAAACAATATTATTGCAGTTTGGCACGACGAATCACATTTAAATAAATTTATTGTAGATCACCGTAATGAATCCGCAGTACTAACTCCAAGTTTAGCATATCCAGAAAACTGGAATTTACCAGTAAATAAATTGGCTATTCACAAAGACAAAAACATGGTCGAATATCCAAGATTTTCAGGTGCGGGTAACAATCAACAAGAACACAATTAAAGTATGAGAATTGCACTGTGTCTTTCGGGACAACCAAGATTTATTAATGAAGTGTCACCATATATTATTGAAAACGTATGTAAAGGTTATCAAGTAGATGTATTTGCACATTTTTGGTTTGATGAAAGTATTACGGATCAACCTTACAAATATGGTGGAAACGGCAAATGGGTAGATCAAAGAATTTCAAAGACCTCCGTTAATGATTTTGTGTCAATTTATAAGCCAATAAAATATGTTGTTGAACCCAGCAAACGATTCGTTGATAGCACGTTGAAAACAGAATATTGTTATAAACCTAACGGAGACTTGGTGTCTTGGTCCAAACATTGGAAAGAATCTACTGAACCAGATTATAGAAACCGTATGGTTAACAATTGGATATCGTATCACTACAGTTTAGGTCAAGTCAATCGTTTAAAAAAAGAATATGAATATGAAAACGATTTTAAATATGACTTTGTAGTAAAATCACGAACAGATACCGTGATAAAAACAAAATTAAGATATGAACAATACGATCCAAACTACGTGCATTACACATCCACATTACACCAACCAGATAATATGATTGCGGATTGGTTAAATTTCGGAGGTTCTCGTCCAATGGATGTATTCATGAACACGTTTAGTGTGTTTGATTCACTGACCAAAGACTGTGAAAATGACCTTGGAGGAGCATGGTGTAATGAAATTCTTCACAAAAAAGCGTTAGATATGTTTCACATTAAATATCAATCACATCCGTTACACATGGAAATACCACGATTTTAATAGATTTATATGAACCAATTTTCAGTATATCATCAATGTTTTAATAATGTAAAAGCAACAGAATTTGCTATTGCAAAGTTCCGAGAATTCAATCCTGATGTCAACTATTATCTAATTTCGGATGGCGGTGACGATTTCAAATCGTTGGCTGACAAATACAATTGCATATATGTTCACGACAAACGTAATATTGGGTTAAAATATTTACCACATGATAGTGCAAAAATTCTGATAGAACGTATTACGACCTTTTTTAATACAGTCAATACCGATTATGGATTGTATATGGAAGATGACGTTTTATGTAGGAATAAAATAGTATTAAATCACGATTTCAATATATCAATGTTACGTGTATATGGAAATAAACTATCCGTATATAACACAATTAAAAAGTATAACAGTCGTCCAAATGTTGATTGGTATGGTGGATGTGGCGGTACATTCTGGAACAAAAACATATTTACTGTTCCACAATATATTGACATCATCAATCATTTTTTTGTCAACGATTATAATTACTGTTGTGGCACAATTGATGAATTGTTACCCACGTTATATTTAATATGCGGATTATCATGTTCTGAAAATTTGTTTTTATCTGATATTTATCAAACTCCCGATTCACACAACGAACAATACCATTTGATTCACAACTACAAAAAAATGTACTAATATGTCCATAAAATTTTCAAACAACGAAAAAGAAGTAATAAACATTTCTCAAGATATTTTTGATAATTTCAACAAATTTATCTTTAGCGACGATACTAAAATATTTGCTAAAATGGTTGCACGAACCATATTTTTCAATGAAGTCAAAGATGTTCCCGGTGATATTGTAGAATGTGGTGTTTATAAAGGATCCGGATTATTGACTTGGTTGAAATTGAAAAAAACATTATCTCCAAATGCATTTAAAAAGATTATTGGATTTGACATGTTTGATTCGGAATCGTTATTAAATTCTTTATCCGGTCACGATAAAGAAACGATGTCAACATTATTTAGTAGTAGACAGTTTGAATATAAAAACTACGATACTGTTTTACACAAAACAATTTTGGACGCTGGATTTGATTGTTCTAACTTTGAACTAATTCAAGGCGATATATCAAAAACCTCGGAAGAGTTTGTAACTAAACGTCCCGGTTTTAAAATTTCTCTTCTATACTTGGATATGGATTTGGAAAAACCAACGTATGATGCCCTTTTACACTTTTGGCCACGTATTTCAAAGGGCGGACTGGTTATATTTGATGAATATGGGTATCATCAATGGTCAGAATCAAAGGGAGCAGACAAATTTGCCAATGAAAACAACTTAGAAATCAAGATGTTAAATTATAATGCACCCACTGCATTCATAAAAAAGACATGAATAAAAACTGTGTATTAATGTTCGGCCATATGAGATACATCGATGTGAATTACATCGATTCTTTCTTTTCAGACTTCGATGTATTCATACATACAAACAATAACCATAATTTTGACAATCAAATCAAGTCAATTAAAAATCTAAAATCATACGAATCAAGCTCTTATGATTTTTCACATTTACCAGAGTATAAACAAAGAGGACGTGTAAGAAACATACATTCAATGTGGAGATCTGTGTATCTATGCGGATCAATGAAAAGTAAATATGAACAAATAAATGGTGAGAAATATGAACGAGTATTAATACAACGAAGCGATTTAGTATTTAATAATCACATTTCATTTGACGAGATTGATTGTAACACTGTGTGTACACACGATACAAATTACAAAGACAATTGTGTCGAATTTATTAATGATCACATGTGTATAACCAATTCAGAAAATGCAGACAAATATACATCATTATTTAATTATATAACAGATTACTTTCACCGTCCAATTGAGTTTGTTTCTGAGATCATTTTGAGAACGCATATTGAAGATATGAAACTAAAACATAACACTCATATATTTGATTATTCTATTAAAGCAAGAAATGTACATGGCGAACCAGATGATTGGAAATCCATAGAACGACGTATGCGTCATTAAAAAAAATATTATATTGATCATAGATCTATATATTTTGGTTATGAAAATTATTATCTGGGGATATCCTCTTCACTCACACACTCAATCATACATTCATGAAGGTTGGGAAAAAGGATTTAAACATCTAGGATACGAAACATATTGGTTTCACGATGACAATTATCCAAAAAATTTCGATTACAACAATTGTATATTCATCGCTGAGGGTTATGGCGACAAAAATATTCCTCTTGTTTCAACATCAACGTATTTCGTAAATTTCTGTATTAATCCATCTAAATACCTTGAAAGAGGATGTCGTCTATTGGATTTGAGATTCAACGTGTTTGAATTGAATGATTGCAATTATAACATGACGGTTGACTTTAACAAACTTATCAAAGTCGGTCCATGTGTATATTATGAACCAGATTCTAACGATTCGTGTTTGTCCGATAAATATAAAAAGAACATTGGAGGATACGAATCTGTGTATCTTAGCTGGGCTACAAATCTACTTCCAAATGAGTTTAACTTTGATGATGCGTCTATTGAAAGAGAACGTGTGGTGTATTGGTTAGGTTCTGTCGCAGAAAGTAATATTAATGAAATCAACAAATTTGTAACTACGTTATACAAAGAAGGTGTTAAATTTTATCACAATGACCCGTGGAAAAATCCATTGGATGAATCGGACATCAAGAGATATACTCAAAAGTCATTTATGTCACCGGATTTACGTGGATCTGCATATCGTGCTAATATTAATGGTAAACCCGACACCGGTTCCAATCATAAACTTATTGGTTACATTCCCTGTCGAATTTTCAAAAACATTGCATATGGTCAGTTAGGCGTTACCAATTCAAGACGTGTACACGATTTGTTTGAAGGTAATATCATTTATAATGATGATGAATCTAATATATTTTATGATGCAGTGCCGCATTTGACAAACGTCAAAATGATTCGTGAACAAATGAAGTTTGTTCAATCATATCACACGTATGTAAATCGATGCAATGACCTACTCAAAATTTATCATAAATCGGTATGACAACAATAGTTACAGGCTTATTTGATATTAACCGAATTGAACTTGACGGAAGATCATGGAACTCATATCTCAATTGGTTTGAAAAAACGTTATCAATAAACGCACCAATGGTTGTTTTTGTTGAAGAAAAAACATATGATTTTGTAAAATCAAAACGTAGTGATCACAATACCAAGATAATTGTACAAAATATTAAAGACCTTAACATGTACATGTATAAAGATCGCATGGATACTATTGTATCTTCGGATTCATACAAACGTACTATCAAAGATTCAAACAGAATTGAATGTAAAAATAGTTTATATGCGATCATTCAATTTTCAAAATTTTATTGGATGGCACATGCGTCCAAAGAAAACTATTTTAATTCAGATTATTTCATATGGATGGATGCTGGTCTGTCACGTTTCTTTGACGATCTAAATACTTCCAATCGTTATCCATCGGAATCAATGGAATCTCAATTAATTTCATTTGGTGATAAAGCATTTATACAAACATTTTGTTGTACATATCCAGATCTATTCAATGCGTCTTCTTTGAATGAAAGTTATTTACTTGACAGCCGTTCATATGTTATGGGCGGATTGTTTGGAGGAAATAAAACTATTATACCGATATTACAAAATAAAATAACCGAAGTATTTGAACAGTTGATGTTGAATAAAGGTATAGTAAACAATGAACAAATCGTGTTGGGATACTTATTTAAAAAATCACCAGAACTATTTGCTACGTTTGTAAATAACCACAATCAACATAGAAATTATGAAGTTATAAATGTCTTAGGAACATGACATGAATGTAGATTAATCGTGTATAAAAAGTCAATTAGAGTGTATTAACGATCACAACGTTCTATATATTTTTGTTATGAAAATTTCTATTATTGGTCCGGGTATTATGCCCATACCTCCAAAGGGATGGGGTGCAGTTGAGTCTTTAATCTGGGATTATAACATCGAACTAAAAAATTTAGGTCACGATGTTCAAATCGTAAATACGCAGAATCGTCAAGACATAATCAACCAAGTCAACTCTTTTAATCCAGACTTTGTGCATTTACAATACGATGATCTAGCAGACGTATTACAGTTTATTAATTGTCCTCACAAAGCAGCCACGACGCATTATGGCTACTTGGAACAACCACATCGTTACGGAGGATACACAAGAGTATTCAATACATTTCTACAAGGTAACTTTAATATCATTTGTTTGTCAGAAGGTATTAAAAATGTATATAAACACTACGGCGTACCAGAAAATCGTTTGTACGTAGTGTGTAATGGTGCGAGAAAAGACCTATTTCGATATACAGACACTCCAACTAAACCTAGCAAAAGTGTTTATCTAGCAAAAATTACAGATAGAAAACGTCAGTGGATGTATCAAAACATCAATGATATCGAGTTTGTTGGCAATAAAGACGATGACCGTTTTAATTTCAATAGATCGAACTATTTAGGAGAGTGGGATAAAGAAACTCTATATCAAAATCTTACCGATTATGCAAATTTAGTGTTGTTGAGTGACGGTGAAGCAGATCCGCTTGTAACCAAAGAAGCTCTGATGGCAGGACTCGGTGTAGTTATATCACAATATTCTACTGCCAATTTGGATCTTACAAAACCATATATCAGTGTAGTTCCAGAAAACAAAATCTACGACTTGAATTACATTCGTGGAGTAATTGAAAACAACAAACGTCAATCTTTGAACTATCGTGCACAAATTCGTGAATATGGTATTCAAAACTTTGCATGGGAAAATGTAGTTAAGAATTACATGAATGTTGTAAATCAAATTGTTTCTAAATAAAATTATGTACGATTATCTAATTGTAGGAAGTGGATTGTTCGGATCTATATGTGCACATGAATTGACCAAAAAAGGCAATAAATGTTTGGTCATCGACAAACGTAATCATATTGGTGGCAATTGTTATACCGAAAATAAAGATGGTATTCACGTTCACAAATATGGTCCTCACGTTTTTCATACATCCAATAAAGAAATTTGGGATTATATCAATCAATTTGCCAAGTTTAATAACTTCGTAAATCGACCAAAGGTGTTTTATAAGAACCTATTGTATTCATTTCCAATTAATTTGTTTACATTACATCAACTTTATGGCGTAACTACACCCGAAGAAGCTAAAAAGAAACTAGAAGAAGTTCGTGTAAAAAACGATAATCCTAAAAACTTAGAAGAATGGATCATATCACAAGTTGGTGTAGACATTTATATGATGTTTATAAAAGGATACACTACCAAACAATGGGGTAGACATCCAATTGATTTGCCATCGTTTATTATTAAAAGATTACCCATTCGGTTTGATCATAATGACAATTACTTTAATGACACATATCAAGGTATTCCCATCGGAGGATATACTCAAATATTTGAAAAAATGTTGGAAGGAATTGAAGTGCGATTGAATGAAGATTATTTGCAAAACAAAGAGTCATTCAACAACATCGCCAAAAAAGTAATCTACACTGGACCAATTGATGCGTTTTATGACTATAAGTTCGGTCAGTTAAACTATAGAAGTCTCAAATTTGAAACTGAACGAGTTGAAGTTCCAGATTATCAAGGAAATGCAGTTATTAACTACACTGAACTACACTATCCAGAAACTCGTATTGTGGAACACAAACATTTTGATCATGTTAACACGAACTTCACCTATATTACCCGTGAATATCCAAGAGAGTTTGGTGAAGGTCTTGATCCGTATTATCCTATAAATGATAAAGTTAATACGCCGATATATGAGAAGTATAAATCATTAGCAGATGTTGAAACAAATATAATATTTGGTGGACGTTTAGCTGAATATAGATATTATGACATGCATCAAGTGATTGGTTCTGCATTACATACCTGTAAAAAACTATGAAAGTACAAATTGTTACACACCTTCTTCCCCACGAATTGGATGAATTTGAACGTCAGTTGACTGTATTGAGTCAAGAACTGATTGATTGCCATGAAGTTACCTTGGATGTTACATTGAATTTGAACACCGTTGATTGGAACAAAACAAAAATTCCAAAGGATTTCTTTATTGAGAAGTTCGAATCATTGTCAAAGTACGTTACTCATACCACTTGGGCAAGAAACTACGTCTTTGATGTAGATGATCATGGTACTTGTAGAGGAATCAACGACAAACGTCGTAATAGCATACGTAAATACGGTAAAGATGTAGACGCATTTATATACTTGGATTCAGACTTGGTATTTCCTCCAGCAACTTTATCATATTCGATACACTGTGCTACTCAGGTAAAGAACAAATATTATATTATTTCACCTCAAATCACCAAAATTTGGGATCAAACGTGGGATCATTTAGTAAATCACCAATTTATTAACAACAAATATGGCAATGAACGTATTATCAATCCATATTTTGAAGTTAACCGTAAGTCATATAGTGGCAATGTCAACTTAATTAAGTGCGATCCTACCAAATTTGGTGGTGGGTGGTTCAATATGATCAGTTCTAACCTATTAACATTTACAGATATACCCGACGTTCTTGGACCATATGGTGTTGATGATACCTACGTAATGTTTGCAGCTCAAATTATGAAACTCAACAATGTAGATTTCCAACAATACTTAATGGAGAACATTATTGTAGCTGAGAACTATTTATTGCGTCACAATCCGTATAAGGACTATATAACCTACTTTGAAGACAGAAATAACTTCAAAAGTAAGGCTGAGGCGTCGTTGGGCGACTGCCTAAGAGACTTTGTTAACAAAAACCAATACTCATTCAAATCACTATGATCGACATATTAAACACCGTTTGTTTTGGCGTTGCTTTTTTAATTGTATGGTTTCATACAGAAGCGTTTATAGAATATGGAAAGTTATTCAGATTGACCAAGTTATTGAAAATCGATGAATTTGAATCCGCACTGAATAATGACTTTACATTGGAATACTTGCCATGGTTGAGAGCAACGTATCCAAATTTTGTTACCAAGTTGATAAGCTGTTCGTGGTGTATCGGATTCTGGTTTACTTTAACTGTGTCTTTATTTTTCTATACAATTTACATATTTCCAGTAATTTATGTGTTTACACATGTTATATATCTAACGATTGTAAAAGCATTTTTCAGATAATATGGTCGTAATACAAAATTTCACAGAGTTTTACAACTTACTTAAAACTCATCCTGATATTACCAATTCGATTGCTACATTAAAGGATTATACCTCTCTTGTTGAACGATTTAAAATGACGTGCAGTTGTCGTGGTGCTGAAAAACAACGTCTGAAGACGGATTGTGAAACTCGTTATAGATTACATGTAACCAACGAAGTTTTGAATAACATTGAATTATTCAGAACTTCATTGGGTGATCAAAACTTTCGATTTATTCACAACAACGGATTGATCAAAGAGTTTTAACCTCTATACACATATCGATCCTTGGTCAACATTATTCTTGGGTCTTCTCTAAGAGTATTACGATATGGTGTAAAAGATATTTGGCGTCCCCAATTTAAATGGTCTAAAATATCTCTCTTAGATACACTACGATTCTGTTTAATATAGTTTACTATATCATTGTAAGCCTTACTGCGTTTAACTCCCTCATATTCACTAAGAATATCCCAATTATTGAACCAAGAACTTACAGTATTTTTCCATTGAAGATCATTTACAATCTTCTTGAGAGTAGGCAAATAGTTTACTTTAAATGACTTATCATCAAGTGCTGATTCCAACTTGTTAAGAAATTCCGTTTCATTTTCATAAAACAACGGATAATCATGTCCAACCATTTCCGGATAACACAATTTATTTGGCAACAAATATGGCAATCCACGACTCAAACCATCTGTAACCGACAGTGACCAAGCAGAATATGTTTGAAAGAAACCCACACCAACGTGCATTTGTTTGATAAAATCGTAATACTTGTCACGATCCAAATTGACCCGTTTAATGTAAGGACGGCACTCTTCTGCCAAAGTTACATACACAGTAAAGTCTTGACGCTTTGTATAGAGCTTGTCCATGATTTTCAAAAAGTCATTCCAACCAGTATAATCATTTGGTCGATGGTTGAACAAAATAGACTTGTTAATTAATCCCACTCCTTCAAAATCGCTATCAGTTCCAAGATAATGTGGTTGAATAATTTGATTCAGTTTTTTAACTACTGAAATATTGAATCGTTCTTCGGCTCGTTCCAACACCAAGTTCTTCAACCATTGTGAGTTCACACCACATTGTTCCATTTCAAGTGTTCCAAGAACATTCATATCAAACAAGTTCTTAGGATAGCCGGTATTCTCCTTTACCTCATACCAATGACAATACCCAACAATCTTTGGCTTGATGCCAGCATTGTTAAATACATAATTTGAAAGTTGAAGAGTATGTTCGGGTAGATGTGAATAAATTACATCATAATCTTGGTTAGATAAATCAAGAATATCTGCAATTTTATCCAAGTTAAAATGAATTCGCATGGAATTCGGGTAAGTAGGAAATTTATAAAATATTTGTTCAGTGTTTTCATGTTGTAGCAACTTAACGAGTCCGGGCGTAACAATTGTCCAAAAAATATCATCACGTACAGCATTCAAACTACGAATGATATTTGACAACACGATAACATATGAATCTTTTTCAAGATCCTCAGAGTACGTGATATTAGGCCAAACTAAAATCTTGTGTTTATACTCACGCTCGTCCCACGTTGTTTCAAAAAATGATTCTATCATAGATAACTGAGTATAGTGGTTTTCAATGCTTCTGTAAAGTTATTATAGTTGACTTTACCAAATTTTTGTTCGTAGTCGAACATATCAATAGCATAACGTAAATCATGTCCCTTACGATCTTCAACATATTGAATATAATCGTAATCTACCTTTGTATTTGTAACATCTTCATATACAGTTTTAATATGTTCAATCAATTCAAGATTGGTCAATTCGTTATTTCCCCCAATCAAGTATTGTTTACCAATATCGCCATTTTCAAGAACATCCCAAATGCAATTTACATGGTCTTTTACATAAATCCAATCACGAACATTACAACCACTTCCGTAAACAGGAATCGACTCCCGGTTTTTCAACTTACGAATGCAAGTAGGTATCAACTTTTCACTATGTTGTCTTGGTCCAAAATTGTTACTACAATTTGTAATAATCGTAGGTATTTTATATGTTTTATTATAACTACGTACCAACAAATCGCTTGCAGCTTTGGTTGCTGAATATGGACTGTTTGGTTTATATGGACTGTCTACATTAAATGACGTTTCCTTTAAATTTAATGATCCATATACTTCATCGGTTGAAATATGAATGAACTTTTCAAGTTTTCCGTAATCATAGATTGCTTTCAACAAATTATATGTGCCCAACATATTTGTAGTCACAAACGGATCGGGGGTATAAATTGAATTGTCAACATGCGTTTCTGCTGCAAAGTTCACCACATGTGTAATATCAAACTTATTCATCGTTTGCCACAAAATGACACCATCATTGATATCAGCAACATAGTGTTTATATCGTGGGTCAACATTGAACCTCAAATCTCTGTTGGCAGCATAAGTTAATTTATCAACATTAATGATATGACCAGTATCAGGATCATTCAATAATTTTTCAACAAAATGTGATCCGATAAAACCACATCCACCAGTAACCAATATGTTTTTCATAGTTATTATTCCTTCCAGTTATTCAAACAATCATCCAACGCTTCATCAACCGTTCGCATCGTTATACCAGTAGAAAGCAACTTTTTATTACTCATAACACAGTTTGACCGTGGAGTTTTTGCAGCAGTCTTGTAAAAATCGTCTTCGTTATCAAAAAACTCAAACACTTTATCTTTTGCAATAGTCTTTTGCATCTTTTCAATAACTTGTTTGGTGGTTACAAATCCAGTATTAGTAACATTATAAGTACCATACGGAATCTTTTTTCTCAGTGATTGAACACACGCATTAACAAAATCAAACTTATTGGAAATTGAGTTTTCAGCATCCAACAACTTCTTATAATTCAACATCTTGGATAAATAATTTCGAGGATTGTGTTTTTCTTCAAATGGAATACGCAATCTCCAAATATAATGATTTTCCCAGTTTTTTCTAATCAGGTCTTCGGAAAGTGCCTTTGTTCCACTGTAAAAACTACAGTTATTTTGTTCAAAACTAAAGTTTGGACGGTCTTCTTCAGTAAATGGTTGACCGTCTGTTCTACGTCCTGTATAAATACAGCCAGACGATACATGTCCAAATGTCAATCCATTGTTACGGCAAAATAGTGATAACAATTCTGGTACCACTACATTGCCATAAATTGTGTTGTGTTTATCGGATTCACAAGCATCAACGTTAGGTTTGCCTGTATAACCCGCACAGTTAACTATAGTAGTTAACTTTAATGCTTTATGTAACAATTCCAACTGTGTATATGTCAGTTCCTTTGTAGGAATCGAACAATTTCGAACGGGTAAGCTGTTTTGAAATAATTGTTTATTGAATTCTTGTCCAATATAACCACTTGCACCTAATAGTAAAATCATAACCGATCATATATATCATATGATCGATTCTAAATAATTTCTATATTCCGACTTTGGTGTTTTTTCAATGATCTTTTTAAACTGATCCACATTAATAAATCCACGACTCAAGCAATCTTCTTCAACACACGCAATCTTAATACCCTGACGTTCTTGAATAGTTTGAACATAATTACTTGCTTGTGCCAATGTTGTGGGTGTACCTGCGTCTAACCATACAGATCCACGTTTCATCAACGTTGCATATAACTCGTTTCGTTCAAGAAAGACTTTGTTAACGTCAGTTATTTCTAATTCACCTCTGGCAGATGGTTTTAATTTTTTAGCTATACCCACTACTGTATTGTCATAAAAATATAAACCGGGAACAGCAAATTTACTCTTAGGCACATCTGGTTTCTCTTCTATGGACTTTACTCGTCCATCATAAGAAAACTCAACTACACCATAATCCCGTGGGTTTGTGACAGAATACGCTAAGATATGTGCAGGTGACAATAACGTATCCACTGATGTTCCAAAAATAATATTATCACCAAGTATCAAAGATACACAATCCTTTTTAAGGAACTCCTCAGCAATCAAAAATGATTGTGCAATACCTTTTGGTTCTGGTTGTACACCATATACAATCTTCAATCCCAAATGTTTTCCATTTCCAAATAACGATTTGTACTCAGGAATCCATTTAGGTGTAGATATAATCATGATTTCTCTTATTCCTTTGTTAATCAAAGTTGACAAAGGATAATAAATCATGGGTTTATCAAACACAGGCAATAACTGTTTGTTACTTGCACATGTAAGTGGATATAACCTACTACCAGTTCCGCCAGATAAAATGATGCCTTTCATTTCTTGAATAGAGTTTCATAAATTGGAGATACAATTTTAACAAGAGTTTCATCGTTAATGATATCTTGATATGTCTTTCCTTCAGATTTCACATGAGGCCATTCAACAACAAAATCCGATTCGGCCTTAACCTTAGGATCATTCCAACGTTCATGATCATTCGCAGGATCAATCCAAATCTTTTGCGTAGTATTTGCAATGTCACTACGAATACGTCTACCATCTGTAGGAAAGCCGTATGTGTACTTGGAAATATGAATTAACTTACCTTGCAAATCGTTAGCAATCCAATACACTTCATCTTTTGGATAAAAATTATATCGAATGTCCGTTATAAAAATAACATCCGAATTATCCTTTTCCATATCAGATTGAAGTTTCTCAGTCCAATAACGTCCATGTGTTTGTTTACGTTTTACATCACCATACCACACAAGCATATCTCGAAATACCTTTTTATCTTCAGTATTCTCAGTAAACACGTCCAATCCCAATTTCTCCCGTACAAACTCCTTACAGTCATTCTTGAGATAAAATGCTAATGCATAAGAACTACATGATAGTCCATATGTTTCGGTGATTATTTTCTTTGAAATGTCACAAAACAAGTTTTTGCCCGATCTTGCAACGCCTGATATTCCGATGTAAACTTTTTTATTCATTTGTCATTAATTTTTCTACTTCACCATCAGTCAAACCGTATGCTTTACATATATTGATCATTTCTCTGATTCCATTGTCAGTTTGACCTAAAATTTCAGAATATTCCTCCGCTTCTGATGATGAACATTCATACCATTGTGCCAATAGTTTGTAAAACTCATCATCATATTTATTCTTGCCAGCTTTAATATACTTATGAAACTGACTGGTACGAGGAACGATAGCAATCAACACATCATAAAAATTCTCAGATGGCATACTATCTTGATATTTGCCAATATATGATAGAGAATCAAGAGCGTTACGATCCATTGACAAAAACTTCATTAACATGACATGAGCAAAACTCTTTTTATCAGCCTCACTCAGAGTTGAAAAGTACTTTGGATTTTGTACACCTCGTATATGGTTAACGTGATCAAACAAACCCAATGATTTTGGCACATTACTGTTGTTGTCGGTCGATTCCTTTTTTGACTTCTTTGGTGATGGTTTTTTTGTTGCCATGATGTTTATCAACTTCGTGTTTTATTAATCTAAGATCTGACTTTAACACCTTCTGATTATTAAGTAAAGTTGTTATAACATTATTCATTTCCGATGTGTTGTCATCAATGATTTTTTTGTTAATTAGTAACATCTTGTGAACCTGATACAAATAAAATACCACTAGGACGAATCCCAGTGGTATCAGTGCATCAAACTTATAGGTCAACAAAGATAATACTACACATAATGTAAGTATAATCTTTTTATACATATTCTTCGTCGTCTTTTCCTAGTACTCGATTTTTATCAAACTTTACCGGTTTAGACTTTCCTTTGAAAGGATCCATACGGTTTTTGTTTTTACGTTTACGTTCAAATGCGTCCGAATTACGTCTATAAGTCTTTCCCATACTCTCTACAGTTTAGTGTTTTACTTCTTAACGGGCTTAGAAGGCTTGACTGGCTTAGTAGTCTTAACCGGCTTAGCAGCGTTACGACGAGTAACACGTGTACGAACTCCAGCAAAACTCTTGCTCTTATCAAGCACCTCACGAAGGGTACGAATCTGACGACCGTTGAGATCCAACCGAGTCTTTCCAGATTGGATAGTCAAACGAGTAGCCCGATGAGCTCCATTCGTTGGTCCCGCAATATAAGTATTGATTGCGGCAGTCTTGCGTTGAATAAAATACGTCTTACTACGTGAATCATTAATAATCTTCATATAACTTTTATCTTTTTTTGTTTTGTTTCGTTAGTCTTTTAACTAACATACCTACATCATACCATAACTATTCTATTAGTCAACAAAATTAATTCTTTTATTAAACTCATTTTGAAACTTTTCAATAGCGTAATCTTTGGCTTTAAACTCCATTTCCAAGTCTAACGGACAGTTGATGTTATGAAATTCTTCCGGAAACGATGTGGCATAATAACCATGTGCACGAACATTTTTTTCAGCCGGATCATTATCGCTAAAGTGAAACATTGGAACATATTGTTGCCATGTGTTTTTCGCCATAACAATTGCTTCATCGGCAGTTTGACGACCCGGATTGCACCGAAAATGCAAATTGTCATAAGTAATCGGAATTCCAGTCTGTTGATACACATGTTCATACAGTTGTTCCACGTTCCAACTATTAGGCTTGTCTTCATTCTCCAAAACCAATCTACTCTTCACACTCACAGGAAAAGCGTTGTATACGTCAATAAAGCGTTTTGCAATGTCTTTTAGATCAGCTCCTTTGAAACAATTCATGTGTATATTGATGGGAGCATCATAACTTTGTGGAAGTCCAAGATAATCCATCATTTTGCCGTGCATGATCAACTCTTGAATCGATTTTTGTACAGTCTGTGGATTTGCACTAGCAGGTACCACAAACTGATCAGGGTGAGTTGAACAACGAATCTTGTTCTTACGAATAACTTCGACACACTTATCAAACTCCTGTTTGATGAAGTCAAAATTGTAAGTGTTTTCAATACAAAGATTGGCTTCAGGAAGAGTTTCCAACGGCATCATTCCACTACTCACTCGGTATGTCCAATTCTTAGAAGCACAATATTCAAGAGTTTTACGAGTGACTTGAACATTGTTGAGGGTACGATCTGCTACAATTTTTTCTGCTTCCCGTCGTTCCAGTTGAAGAAATCGAGTTTTCGTCATGGTAGACGACTTGATTCCTTGTTCTTGAAGTTTGAGTGAGATGCAACAGAGCCCGAAACGTAGGTTACGCATGAAAAATACGTTATCACGAACCACGATCAGTGTAAAGACTTTTTTTAAGAATATACAGTCAACTCGCCACGTTTCCACTGACTTCCATCATAAACGTAAATGTAATTTTCACAAATGATAATCTGACCAAACGTACCAGCTGTACTTGGCGTAGGAGTACACGCAGCAGAATTATCTACAATCAATGTAGTAATCGTAGCGGTACCTGCTATTATTTCATCATACGTGGTTGGCATAATCAATAATAAGTAGAAAGTTCAAAACGTTTCCATTCGCTTCCATCATAAATATAGAGATAATTCTCACATACTGAAACTTGTCCAATTGTACCTGCAACCGTTGGTGGACAATTAGTCGTACTCTCAACAATCAACGTCGTGACAGTTAATGTTCCCACAGTAATATCACCCAAGTTATAGACATAATAGGTATATGGCGTTGGTACAATATATGTGACGATTGGCGTTGAACAAGGAGATGATGGTGTTATTTCACAGATGATACAATCTTGGCTCTTAATTCCACGATTTTGCCATTTTTTGCCGGGACTATTATTCGTTTTAACCCATGTAACGTTCTTATTAAGTCCGCTATTTAACAATACTGAGTATTTATTACATAAACTTTCTATCGAATTATTCGCATAATTTATAACTGTAAAGTCCGAGTCATTTGGATATTTATAAGAAAATACGTTTCCTCTTTTTTGAAGAATTGTACCTATGGGACCAGTGAACAAGTCGTCCGCTGAGTTATCAACATAGGACGTAGATGTAACAGTCTTTCGAACTGTCAATACACGATCTATAAACGTATTGAATCTATTATAAGATATAAAGTCTAGCACAAAAGTCCCAGTTATTGTGCCATATAAATATACAACTATCGACCAACGTCTTGAAAAAAGTTGTTCTTAGCAGTCTGATATGACATATCCATTATGGCATTATAATACAACACATCCTTCTTAAGATTGTTTTCGGTTTTCAATTTCAAATATCGGTCTTTAGCTTTCACTCGCCACCAATCCAAAATAGACTTGGTATCATCCGAAAACAACTTCTTCATAACCAATTGATCTTCAGTAACTTTACCTTGCAAAAACTCTCGGGTATTCTCATAAAAACTACTATAATATACACCACGTTCATATCCATGAACATAATCTTGAGTCTTGATGTTTAAATGTTGAAAAATCATGCTGATGACTCTTTGCTTGGCACCAGTTACAGGTCCAGAAACATCATCTTTCTGTGTCATTTTCTTATTATACTCATCCGCTTTATTTTCCTTAATCCAGTTGTGCCACTTTTCATACACTGTATCATCCGGTTTAATAGGTATTTTTCCAGCACTTGTACCACACTTGTGCCACCACTTTAGACTGTTATACATACTATAACTACCATATAAACTGGTTGTAGTCATACCTACCAGTGTTTGATTGTACAATTTCTTCCAAACATCTCTGACAACTGACGATGTAACTAAACATGCAACCAGCTTACCACCCAAAAAATTGTATCCAAACGGTTGAGTACTCATAATACAACTTCCAATAGCACTATGTACCAACTTACCATCTTCCAACTTATTTTTGGGTGTCCACCCAATGTACTTATCCCGATCTGTAATAGTAATAACATCACTTGATACAGATACAGCTCCCAGATAACGTGTACGTTCGCTGTTACCGTCTGTAATAAGAAACTTTAAGAACCTACCGGGAGTTTGACTAAACTCCATAGTATGACAGAACACACGCAACATCAACCAATCCAACTCTTGTTGTTCCGTCTCTACATGTACAATGGTTGGATTCAACTCTTCCAACTCTTTCAGAGTCAACTCTTCATTGTAAATGTCCTTGGGTTTCCAGATTTTATATTTTACATCATCAGATCTTGATGCAAAATCATCACGATAATCCTTTACCTCATCCCACTTCTTATAAAACGTAGCTTCTTCTACGCTCATAGCTTTCAAATAGTTCATATTGTCTATGAACTTTTGTTTTTCTAGTTTCTCATCAAATTTGAATTGATCTACATCAAAAAATGGATGGTCTTCGTTCATTCAGTTTTCTTTTTATTTCGTTCAGCATAGTCTATAGTCATAGTACGCTTAAAGTCAAATAGTATCTTATCAGATCGTATATCTATATTTCTCAAATTACAATAAGTGACTATGGCATCTTTATCCAACTTGGCAACCGCATTTTTGACTTCACGTTCATTGCCAATAGAAAGAGGAGAGTCCAACTTAATTAGACTCTCCCCATCATATAAAAGATAGCCATCGCCTTTTGACAGTTCAAAATAATAGTAATGTTTTCTCTTCATAGTAATGGATTTTCACAACCCATATACATAGAAGAAAACAACACTACTATCTTTATTTTAAACAGTCTGAGGAACGTTGATATCAGTATGCACTGTGGTCTCTACACTCTCAGTCGTGTCAACGTCAGTTGGCTTAACATTCACAACGTTCACCACATTAGGAATGTTTTCATCAAGAACAACTCCCTCGTTACGAGCAGCATCAATGGTGTCCTGAGATACCGGAACGTTGGCAAACACCAACTTCGGACGACCCTTACTGCCCTTGATTGTACCCAACTTGACAACCTGATTATCTTCAAGTGCATTCGTGAGACGAACCCGAAGTGTAATCAAAGCAGCAAAATGCCGATTCTGATCCCACAGATTTGTAATGTTGGGGTGAGACTCACTTGAGTCCATGGTATAAAAACCATTGGGCCAGTTAACGCTGAGTCCAGTCTTATTCTGTCGATTTGTCTTTTTCATGTTATATATTTACCTTTCTATTTTATTGTTAGATTTTACTATTACTACTCAAAAACATTTCATTCATGGTCTTGGCAACACTAATGATGTTTGTCACATCAATAAATCTTGAATCAATACCATACATCGTTTTAAAACAATTATAAGGTCCATAGTTCATATTGTCAACCTTTATTTTATTGTGACCAAGAGACGGTTCACCAATAAAATATGCCAATACCTTATATCCCTTTTCACGAATCTTATTCACCTGTTTACGAGTATGAATACCACCGTTTTGGCTACCATAAGAAATATATGCTTCCCGATTGTTAAAATGATACGCAGGTTCACCATCCGAAAAGTTCAGGAAATAACAATCCTCATACTCTCCAGATTCCTTTAGTGTATCCATGATGGCTTCATAACACAGTCCTTCAGGTGTACTGCCATTACAATAAAGATACGGAAAAATGGTACGAACTTTGTTGAAAGAATCTTTGGCAGAATCATATACCATAGCGATATACGGCAAGCCATTAGCTCCAGTAGTTCTCATACTCACACTTACACGAATATTATTAATCATGGAAGCAGCCTTACAAATAGCAGTCACACAAGTGATAGTATTCGTCCACTTTTTAGAGTGTTGCATACTTCCACTCGCATCCATTGAGATGTGAATAAAAGCATTCTTGTATTGATCAACATCAATACGATAAAACACATTTTCATTATCAATCCCCAAATCTGAAAGAACCCGTCGATCAATCTTTCCAGTAGACTTTCTCATGTACTTAGTAGTGTTGATTTCACTACGAACACTCAAACGCTTTCCAAGAAGATTGCCAAGTTGAACACCACGATTCACAGCATCAACCATCTCAGACTTAGGATTCTTATTATAATCATAAGTAACACAAGGACAGTTCTCTGACAATGCAAATTCCTTAGTAAAGTTTTTTACTACGACACAATCAACACCATGTTTAATAACCTGAGTGTCATCAATATTAGCACCAACATTGACAATTGTGACTCCAGCCTTCTCAAGGTCTTCCAAGATACGCTTTTCACGAGCACTAACCTTCTTCTTCTTAACCTTGCCATTCAAGAAATCACGTTGTTTCGCCAATGCTTTTTCAATTGCATTACGTTTACTCTTGGATATAGAACTCTTTTCATTGGCACTTTTAGTCTTCTCTTCAGACTTGTGAATACCTGTAGAGTTCACATCAGTTTCAATTCCACCAAAATCATCACCTTGATCTGGCGAAACGACAACAATAACAGTCTGAGAATCGCCACTTCCGCTCATTTCGGATTTAACATTCTCCTTTTCTTGTTCATCAGCATCGATGTTCTGATAAATCATTTCACACACTTGTAGTGCAATATCGAATCGATCCTTGGGAGTCTTGAGACGAGAAATATTACCGATATCAATACACTCAACCATTTTCCTAAAGCCAGGAAGAGCATCCAAATCAGTATGAGAATTCATCAGATTGATCAATCGGGTCTCATACGAGTGAACGGTGGCAGTACGATACAAATCCGTGGTCAACAGTACTTTAATATGAGGACTGTTGAAATACTTTTCATACAATGCCTTATAATAGCCACGATATCCGGGAGCGGAATTATAAACAAAGTTATCAATATAACGATCTTCGATGATGTTAAGAATGTTCTTTAGAAAAGAAGCAACTTCAACTTTACTAAAACCCTTTGTTTCAGCAATATTATAAAGATTACGAGGAACGTTCTGCCAGATATCGGCAATCAATCGGAAGTCACTCAACAAAATGTGAGATCCTTCATGTAGGGCCAATCCAACCGTACTATCAAAGTCCTCCGGTGTTTCAATTTCAGACGACAAATGAACGGTTTGTCCATCCGTCATGTTATCATTGGAATCGTTGAAAATAACAGGAATAGACTTCCCGGTGAGAATACTAACAAAATTAGAAACAGCACGACGATTCATGTTGAGTCGAATTAGACGAGTAGTATTGTCCAAAGACTCAATATCATCGAAGTCGTCAAATTCATCCAACCAAAAGTCAGAGTGAATAGTAGATGATTTGTTTTTCATTGTGTTAATATCCTACACCGAGATTATAAGAAAGTCAACCGTTTTTTTAGAACGGAGGTTGATTTTTCTTCAACGGATCGTTCATGAGAGGATCATTAATTGCCTCAGCAGGAACATACTTTTGAACCACTTGTTTGACGTATGTACGTTCACTATCAACGCCACCATCAGCAGAGAACTCTGGGTAAATCACACTTTCAGCAATTTCCTTCAAACTAAATCCATCCTTGGCCAATTCGACCATTTCACATACCGCTCGAGTTGAAACAAAGTTGGTAATCTTACCATCTTCTTGTCGATATTGATCACGTGTATGGGCAGAAATATCACAAATAGAACTAATGGTATTGAACAATACCGTATCATTGGGATCAACTTGATATCGATTAACCATCAAACTGAGTTCAGACGGTTTGTCAAGAAAGTCCATTTCAATCTTAACTGAGAATCGATCCATAAGAGCACGATCCATAACACGGGTGGCGGTATATTGGTTACCAATGTTGGCAGTACCAATAAAACACACACCAGATGCCACGTTCACAACGGCATTATCCTTCTTTTCATCCAATCGAAGATAACGTTGAAGGATATCAAGAACAGTCATCATGATATTTGCAGCATCGTGATGAGCACGACTGATTTCATCCAAAAGGATTACAGCGTTAGGAGTTTGAATCGCCCTAACAAACGTAGACTCACTGAAAATAGTTCCAGTTTCCTTTTCAAAGTGAGTGTTACCAACAAGAGCACTACGAGCATCTTGCGTAGATCCCATGTTAAAGTAAAAGAATGGACGATTAAACGTCTTAGCAACTGTTTGTGCGGCAAGAGTCTTGCCACATCCCGTTGGTCCGATCATCAACACATTCTTTCCGTAAAGAACAGAACGAACAAGATACTTCCACTTGGTATCTGAGATGATAACATTATCCGGCTTTTTAGAAGCTGCGGTTTCGAGGATTTGATTGATTGACTTGGTGTTCTTCATAAACTTAACTGTGATCATCCTACACCAAGTTTAAAAGAAGTCAACAAAAAAGCCGCTAAAAATAGCGGCTTTTCATTTTTTTGATTTTTTACAGAGTTAACGGCGGTGACCGTGACCGCGATAATGTCCTCCACCAACCCAAATCATCGGAGCTGGATAATAAACTACCGGTGGAGGTGTAACTACGACCACGGGTTGATATACAACGTGACGGACAATTGGTTGTGGAACCACGACCACTTGTGGCTGATAAACCACTGGAGAATAAATGACAGGTGGAGGACAATATACAGGTCCACCAAATCCAATTGAAACTCCCCAACTGAAGTGACCAGCATTAACAGAAAAGGCACTGAGTAATGCTGAAACGATCAACGATTTAATAATAATTCTTTTCATAGGTTTTATCCGACAGTGTTTTGACCATACTGGATATACCCGTATTCGATCAACTCACTTAAATTTTACAGTCAAGTCATCATCCTTTTGTTTAGGAAACTTGTACTTGGCCTTTTCACCCTTCAAAGAGTGATCAGATTGCTTCTCAACTTTCTTAAGATTAACATCTTGCATTGGTTGATCCGGCAAATCTTCTTTCTTTTCAACTGCATCAACCACCTTTTCATCAGTTTCTTGTGGCTTATCTCCTTGATTCTTCTTCTTTTCCTTATCAACGCTGTTTTCTGCAGCCTTGTTGTATGCACTATTGAGATAATTGTCTTTATCACTGGTTAAAAACTCTTTTACAAACTCTTTAACTTCGTCATAAGTAAGACCAATCTTCTTGCTTCTATCGGTTTTATCTTTATATGCCAAAACTTCAAAGTTATTGTTCCAACGTGGACGTACATGAACGTGATACGGTTCACATCCACACAATTCAAAGTTTCCAGCGTCATTTTTCTTTACGCTGTATGTTTTATCAACCCCGGTTGCCAACTTATTGAGTTCTTCTTCCATTTGAACACATGTTTTTTCGAAATCAGCCTTCTTTTCCTCAATAACTTCGGCGATCAACCCCTTCAAAAGAGTCGAAAGTCGTTTTGTTTCCTCTAAACGTTTCTTTTTTTCAGCACGTTCTACAAGAACTTCCTTAATACTTTCAGAAATAAGTTGGCGCAGTTGGTCAATTTTCATATTATAACTATAAATATAGGAAGTTTGGGTATAATAACAAAAAAAGAACACCCTTTTGGGTGTTCTTCGTGACTTATTTAGGTTTTATTAACGACCGGAACTACCGGCCTTACCTCCAGAACCACTGGGCTTTGGAGTACCTGTTGGCTTGGTTCCACTAGAACCTGATGTTCCGCTTGGCTTTGGAGTACCTGTTGGCTTGGTTCCACTGGACCCACTAGAACCGGCGGTTCCGCTTGGCTTTGGTGTTGGTGTTGGCATAATTATATGTATCCTTTCTTTTGATATATAGTGTTTATAGTTTGAAACCAGCGAAAGTATCTTCGGTGATTGTACTATCTACACCTTTTACATAACTGCTCAATTCAGTTTCCTGAGGAGCAACTTGTAACTTTTTACTGTCGTAATAACTGTCCAACCATCCTGACAGAGGATTTGTCTTAGCAGTTGGATAAATCTTCTTGTATCCCAAACTTGAAAGTCGGTTATTTGCCAACCATTCAATATAATGTTTGAGACTTTCAGATGTCAATCCTACCAAGTTGCCTTTACTGAACAAATAATCAGCCCAATCCTTTTCAGCATTGACTGCCATTTCATAGGCAGCATAAACCTTATCTTCGTTTTTCTTGACAATATCTTGGAATCCTTCGTCTGAATTATTCATCCAATTCCTCATGATGTTTTGAGTAATCGCAACATGAAGATTTTCATCACGACTAATAAACTTAATAATCTTTGAATTACCCTCCATCTTTCCACGGTAACCAAAGTAAAAACTACATGCAAAACTCACATAGAAAATTAATCCCTCTGTGATCTGTGTGGCCAGAATAGCGTCATACAAACGTTGACGTTCATCGGTACCGCCACTCAACAGTTGATCATACTTTCCAGATATGGCTGTCGCACGTTTAACAATTTCAGGGTCTTCCAATACGCTATTAAAGAACTTAGTAGCGTCAGGATAGACGTTGTTCAAAATATATGTATAACTGTTGCTGTGGATCGTTTCAAAAAACGACCACGTATTCATGCAAATCTCCAACTCGGGATTTGTCACATATTTCATCAACTCATGAATACTTCGACTCAACATCGAATCAGTCATCGTTTGAAACTTAAGATTGCTATCAAATACAAAACGTTCTTCGTCTGATAGACTCTTATAATCGCTGATATCTTTGACCAACGAAACTTCTTGTGGTCTCCAAAAGAAGTTCAATTGTTGATCATAAAGATCGTAGAACTTTTGATACTTAATTTGATCATATCGTTGAAGAGATAGATCTTCACCAAAAAACATCGGGTTCTTTAGTTGGTCAATATTCTTCTTATTTAGTACGGTTTTCATAGGTTTATTATTTTACATTGCACACGCACCGCTCGTACAACCAGACTGTTGTTCTTCAATTTTAGGTTCATTATTCACAGTCTCTTTAACATCACTCATAGCCGTTTGTTTATCACCGTCATCGGTATTAGCATAATATAGATTCTTAAGTCCATACTTGTATGCCAACATCATATCCTTAATTACATCCTGAGCGGGTACCTTATTTTGAGGGTATCTTGAAGGAATATAATAAGTATTGGTACTAATACTCATATCAGTGAACTTCTGAATAGCAGCAGCTACCTTAAGGTATCCTGTGTTATCCGGCATGTCAAATGCAAAGGTGTAATCATCTTTGTATTTTTCAACGCCAGGAACAACCACAGGTAGAATGTTAGTCTTACTACCTTTATGACTAATCAAACTACGTGGAGGTTCAATTCCATTAGTACTGCTCTGAATAACACTGCTGGATTCAACAGGCATACAAGCAGTCAATGTACTATGACGCATTCCATATGTCTTGATCTTTTCACGAAGACCTTCCCAATCCATATTAAGAGGTTCAGTAATAAACTCATCGACATCCTTCTTATAAGTGTCAACGGGCAAAATACCTTGACTGAACTTTGTTCTATTAAACTTCTCACATGGACCAAACTCTTTTGCCATTTCAACACTGGCTTCAATGAGATAATAACTCATCTTCTCCATCCAACGTGCAGCAATATTCGGCGCATCCTTGTCCCAATACTTAACTCCCTCTCTAGCAAGAACGGCAGCCAAATTAGTAACACCAACTCCAAGACTACGACGTTTCTTAGCAAAATTCTCAGCTGCTGGAACAAAGTAATTCTGGTGTTCAATCAATGAGTCAAGCATTCGCACAATAACGTCACAAACACTCTTCATTTCTTCATCGGATGTAATCTCCAACCAGTTAACGGCTGCCAAAATACATACACCAATTTCACCATTTGGATCATTAACATCCTCAATAGGAATCAATGGATGATTGACTTCAAGACAAAGATTGCTTGTATCAACCTGATCCAACCAACTACCGTGTTCGTTAGCATGATCAACAAACATCGTGTAGATACGACCAGTTTCAAGACGTTCTTTTGCCAAAAGCATCAACAAATCACGTGCCTTAATCTTCTTCTTGAACTTGATGTTCTTGTTGGCTTCTGCCTTTTCGTACTTTTCCTTGAAATCATCATAACCAAATCGATTCCAAAGACTTGCACACTCATGATAACTAAACAATGTAACATCCTTGTTCTCCAAGAATCGTTCAAAGATCAACTTATCAAGACCAATACAATAGTCCAACTTACGAACACGGTTATCATCTGTTCCAGCGTTATTCTTTAACACAAGGATATCCATGATGTCATAATGAAACCAAGAAAAATTAACCGTTGCACTTCCACCACGAATACCATTCTGATGACAACTCTTGACGGTTGACTCAAATGCCTTAGCAAATGGAATTGGACCTGTGTGAATTACTTCACCGTTACGAATTGGAGCATTTGTAGCACGTAGACGTGACAAATTCAGACCAATACCATAACGACTTGCGGTTGCATATCCAACAGCACTATTGTTACTGAAAATACTCTTGAGAGTATCATCAACGGTAAACAACGAACATGAAGCGTAACTCTTCATAACAGATCGAACACCCGCCATAATTGGTGTGGGTAGATTAATCTTGTGTTTACTGAAATAGTTGTATGCCTTCTTGACATATTCCAGACGATTCTCCTTATAGTTCTTAAAGAATGTCATAGCAATCAACATGTATGCAAACTGAGGAGTCTCATAGATCTCCTTGGTACTACGATTTTGAATCAAGTACTTGTCACACAACTGTTTGATGCCAGCATAAGCAAAATCAAGATCACGATCATGCTTTAGATACTCGTCCAACTTATCAAAGTCTTTCTTAGAATACCATTCCAAGATTTCTCCGTCATAAACAAACTTTTCGATGTTTGTCTTAACGAGATCATACAACTTTGGTGGATTCTTACCTCCCCATACACGTTTACGAAGTTGGTAATTCAACAATCGTGACGCAACATATTGATAGTTTGGCTTTTCAACACTAATCTGTTGAGCAGCTGCTTCAATCAATGATACATGGATGTTATCAGAAGTCATTCCATCGAAGAATGACAAATGCGCATTCATTGCAACTTCTTCAAACGAAACATTTTTGATTCCTTCAGTTGCCCACTGTAAAACCTTATTGATTTTATCTGCGTTAAACTTTTCCAATGACCCGCTTCTTTTTTTAATAAAGATTTCTTTGTTCATAATGACAAAAAATAACTATGATTTTATGTTCCTAAATTTACTACGTTACTGTTCATTTTTGATAATTTTTTTGACGCTTTTTGATTGTTACAAACTATCACTCCTCATCATCAGTGTTCATGTGAGAATTCCACTTATTTGACAGTGCTTTCTTAACCAGATTCTCACTATCTCCCATTTCATTGAGAATTGCCACACCATCCTTGGAATTTTCAGCGTAAATCTGAATGTCACCACAACCAGCATTCATTCGACTTGGGAATGTCAGACCATCTGGTCCAAAACGATTCTTAATGATATGAAACCGAGCAGTATTAGCAACTTTATCGGTAACTTTACGACTCAGACTCATAACAAAGTCAGCAGTCATGATCTTACGATACGAATCGGAGATGTTATTGGCCTGAATAATATCTTCATCCATTGCAGCACGGTTACTTTGTGAAGCACTCCAAATAGGAACCTGAAGTTCACCGGCAATACTACGAAGTTCTTCATAAATACCACCCGCTTCACTATAACTGTTACTGTTACGTTCACTTTGATACGGGCGTAGAATGTCAGCGTAATCAACAACAATCATATCAATCTTACTTCCCAACATCGCAATACGTTCAACGTGCATCTTCAAATGATGCGCACTAACAGTCTTGATTGGAAAATACTTGATGAACAACTTGCCAGGAACTTGTTCAATCTTCTTACGAACGATATCCACATTGTTACGAATGTTTTGGAAATCAATTCCGGTGAAACAGCTATCATAACGAAGACCCACATAGTTTTCATTCAACTCAAGAGTAAAATGAACCACATTCTTTCCTTGCTTCATTGCCTCAGCACCAAGTTTAGCAAGAACCCAACTCTTACCACTGCCAGCACAAGCAGTAATAATGCCCAATTCACCCGCTGCCAATCCACCATCCATAATAGTATCAACTTCAGTCCAGTTAGTCTTGACAGTATTACGTGCCATAACACTCATACGTTTATCGACCTCAGTCATATAATCATGACCGATGTTACGTTCCATACCAGCCTTCATTGCACTGTCAACCAATGCCTTAACTTGTTCGTAATTACCCGTCTTAAGGTGTTCCACACTATCAATAATAGCAGACTTGAGCTTCTGACTCTTACAGAACTCCAAATACTGTTCCTTGACAAACTTCAAATCACTATCAGTGATCTTTTGATACACATTACGAAGTTGTGAAACTACGGCTTCTTTCAAGACTCCGTTTTCGATACTGTCAACCTTAATCTTAAACACATTAAGTGTAGGCAGATCCTTATATTGCATAAAGTATGCAACTGTTTGTTTGACAATCCATTGATGCGCATCCGATTCAAACGATGTTGGGTCAATGATGTCAGAAAGTCTTTCCAAGAAAGTCTTATCGCTAAGAATTCCAGAAATACACTTGATTTGGAATTCAGATCCAAACTTCTTCAAATTGTCGATTACATGATTTTCACTCATAATTAATATTATTCAACTACATAACCAGTGTAGGTTATGTTTACCTCTTTGTATAGTTATTTTAACTTTATTATTACCTCACCAATGTGGTCAATTTACCAAAACATTCATTAAGCCAAATTTGGTAATTGGGAATATTATTCCACATTTTGTCTTCAGTCACCAACTTTGAAAAACCCATACGGTCTAGCTTCTTCGTTGGCTGATCTAATATTTCATTGATACGAAGTTGTGAGAAACTTTGAATCTCCGTATCTTTCAATTGCATCAACGTGTAGTTACGTTCCACAATATCTTTGTTCTCAAGTATAGTACGATAAATTTTATACTTACTCTGATTGTTCTCACAGTAATTATAAATCTCTTGCAAATCAACTGTTCTGCTTTCGGTAAAAAACGGAAAACATTTGATGATAGTTTTTAATCCAGCACCATGAACACCATCAATATTATCTGATACGTCCCCTTCCAAAACCCTATACCATATGAAGTTCTGGCAACTGATGCCATATTCATTCAATATTTCTGCACATCCATACAGTTTCTTTTTTGTTGGACTCCAAACTTTAATTTTCTCGCTGGATAACTGTAAAAAATCTTTATCAGCGCTCATTATAGTGACATTGTTGTTCTTATAATATTGTTGAGCGATGTAAGCAATTGTGTCGTCCGCCTCAATGTGATCAATCGCCATTGTTGAAATTGGCAAACAATCCAAATAATGAACAGATCTCAACAACTGAGACTTCATATTCTTTTCTTCCAATTCAGATGTAGATAATTCAGAATATGCTCTATTAAGACGAATCTTTGTGTGTCGTTTATCTTTGTATTGTGGGTAAATCTTACGACGTTTCATACTGCCGCCATTACCATCAAAAATAATGACACACCGAGTAGGGTTAAGCAATTTGATTGCATAACCCACACTCTTTAAAAATCCGGCAATGCCACCCGTATGAAGACCATCTTCATTCATGGATGGCATTACCGAATATGCGCGGATAAATGTATTAAGTCCATCAACCAAGAGAATATCCGAATTTTGACTTCGGTTAGATAAACTGTTCTTGTCTTCTTGTGAGACGTTCTCAAAAATAGAGAACAATCTTTTCTTTTCATCTTGGTTAAAACTCATAACATTTATTCTTCTCCACCCACTTCTTCTGCATCCTCGGAAGAATCAACTTCCACATCCTCACGAATTTCACTGTCAGGTGACTTGTACTTCATGATCGTAACCTCGGCAATCTTCTGATACAACTCCTCACGAAGTTCTACATCAATCTTCATGTCTTTGGCAAACGTCTTGGTATCAATCTTAACAGCTTCACCACTGTTCTTGGTGTAATTGTAAGGTGACTTTGATCCCGTAATAATTGAGTGCTTCTTTAAGACCTCAATCCAGTTGCCATAATTATCAACACCACTATCAAAGAAGATGCTAAAATCAGCAAATCTCATAGGTGGTCCCATACGATTCTTGACAACAACCGCACGTGTCTTAACACCAATATGTGCGGGTTCTCCATTTTGAGTAACCTTCAACGCTCCCATGCCCTTCAAACGAAGACGTACACTAGCGTGATATTGAATAGCCTTACCACCACTGGTCACATACTTGTCTCCAAACATCGCTGCCTGAAGATTAACACGCAACTGGTTGGTAAAAATCAACGCAATACGTTGCTTACCAATCATGTCGTTGATCTTACGCATTGCCTTGGAAATGATAATTGCCTTTCCCGTAGCATAACCATCTTTACCATGATCAGCTTCCAACTCAGCTTTGGTTGAAGCAGCAGCAACGCTATCAACAACAATGGTTACAAGACGATCTCGGTTTGACTTACGAACGTTGGCGATCAACGTTTCAATCTTTTCAAAGATGTCTTCAACGGTATTTGCCGTAACATACAACATGTTTGGAACATCAACTCCAATTGCATTGAGAAAGTCATGAGAAACAGACTGTTCTGTGTCAATAAACACAGCAAATCCACCTTTCTTTTGCGTTTCAGCAAGCAAATGTGCAGCCAATAAACTCTTACCAGACGCTTCAAGTCCGGTGATTTCAGTTATACGTCCAACGGGAATACCCGCGTGTGGACGGTTTGAAATTGCGAGATCCAAGATATCACAACCTGTACTGATCCAATCTGTAATTGTAGATGGATCTTCCTTTTGATCCAAGAAAAACGCACACTTACCTGCATCTTTATTGGCCTTGTTTAGAACCTCAGCAAGTGACTCAACTAGTTCATCTCGCTGTGATACAACTTCATGCGTAACATGAGTTGATCCTTTCTTCTTTTTTGGTGTTTCTTCTGACATAACTTTTATTGAAATGAAAAAAGAGGTGGCAGTTTCCCACCACCTCTTTTGTTGTTATTGTTTAACCATTGAACAAATTATCAAATGCCTTGGTTAGGTCATCTGTATTTGTTTTTGCAGCAGTGGCGGTAGGTGACTTACTAGTCGCCTTTGGAGCAGCCTGAACGGCAGCAGCAGCGACTGGTTGAGTATCATCATCATCAACAACTGCGTTACTGACTGTCTCAGCAGGAGCTTCCTCCGGATTAAGCCATGCGTTCATAACCTCCTTGAGTTCCTCATACTTAGGTTCTGGGAACAAATCAAGAATATCAGTTTGATTCTTGAGTGCTTCAAGCATCTTTCCATCCTTAGGATCAACAGCAGGTGTAGCGTTTGGCTTCACACGAATTGAAGTCTCAGGATAGTTCTTACCACTCTCTTCAGCGGTACGGAACTCAACCACAATATCACGTCCGGAAGCGAGATCGGTAATATCACCGTAATCAGGATCGGCCATAACCGATAGAATCTCCTGATACACTTGCTTTCCGAATCCCCAGAACTTCACACCTTCATGCTCTTCACCACGAACGATGACCGGAGCGAAAGTACGCATCTTGGGTTCCATCTTGCGGCCAGTCTGCCAATCTTCCTTAGAACCAGTCTTCTTGAGTCTATTGCTAAACTCAACGATAGGATCGGGACGATTGAAACTATCCGGAGACAGATAGGTCTTGTTGTTAATGCCGTAATGGAACTTGAGTTCAATAAACGGAGTATCTGGTTGATACTTGTAGGGTACGATACGAATAGTTTGCTTACCCGGCTTGGGTTTCCAAATGAGTTGGGTTTTGTTATTCGTGTTTGAAAGGGAGTTCAAACGGCTCTTAATTTTAGACAAGTCGATTGCCATAATTATTTATTTATTAATTGTTAAGTAGTAATTAGCTAATTTGTTTAATTTCACTCGAAACTAAACACGTATAACTAATTCTGATATAACTATACTTTACAGACTCAAAACCGTCAACTTATTATGTCGAAAATTTTGAGTGAAATTATTTTCACGGATATCTCATTTGTTATAATTAATGAGTTTTTATAGTATTCCCAGTTTAGCTGAAATGTCTTATCAAATACGCCATTATTTTCCTCAGTGATGAGCTTGTTCATGGCATTAAGAGTATACAAAGTATTGGTTTGTTTTTTACGATGTATAGAAATAGTATTAGGCAGCTTTTTGAGAGCCGCATCTGTGTATAAAATATTATAAGTCAAATACAATTCATTATTGTTTTTTTCATTACTGAACACAAATATTTTATTATTTGATAATGTATAGAACGTTTTTATTTGTTCTATTATCAACGTATACTCAGTTGGTATAACAAATGTACAAAGTAATTGTGTATCTTTCATCTGACTGATAATATAGTGGTTTTTTGACTATTTACATTATACCATTGATAACCAACTAATTTGCCGTCAGAATTATACCACTTGTTTTTGTTTTTAATCCAATTATGTGTGGCAGCTTCTTCTAACGTAAATTCGGTCGTTAAGATTTTTTCGATTTCTTTGGAGTCCTTTTCTTTTTGATCGGGACTTCTGTTTTCGAGATCGGCGGTGTCAACTCCGGACTGACCTTGATTGGCAGATTGATCGGTTGTACCGGTGGCGGTGCCATTGGTTGTACTATTGGTTTGTTGAATAACTTGTTGATTAGGTTGTTGAGCACCTGGCTCAATTTCAATAGGTTTTTCATTAGGTGATGTTGGTTCTTGTTGTACTGTTTGTGCAGACGTTGAAAAATCCAAATTGTGTTGACCCCGTGTAGGATCTTCTTCAAAATGGGTTCCACGACGTATGGCACGTTGCTTGTACTCAGCATTTGGAAACGTAACCAAGATACCCTTAGCATTATATGCCTGTCTTTCTGGGTATTTACCTTCGATAACTTTATTAGCGAATTCAACAACTTCATTGGATGGAATTTCCATTTCTGCAAGTTTTTCTCGCAAAATATCCATATGATCGTTGTTAAAAATGTCAAATATGCCATCACGAACTCGTTCATCTAAACAAAGTTCCGATAACAACTCAGAAATATTCTTATAAGTCTTTTTCATGTTATTTCGATAAATCAATTGCGTCAGCCGACTTCTTTGCCCATGGCAATACTGCAATTCTGCAACTCAAAAACATGTAATGTACATCTTTATGATAAACATCAATTGATTCTTCGGTGCCAGATCTTACATACATTATTGGTTTATATAATGTAAACGGATCGGTTGTATCTTTTGGCAATGGCAAATTAGGATTGAAAAGAATATATCCGCCAGGACCGGTTTTTATCAATAAATGTAAATCTTTTTTAGCGGGTATAATACTAATATCCAACGGAGTACTAGTTTGCATCAGCACATTACAATTATTTAAATTAAATGGAGCAGACTTATCTAGTTTAAACTCCTTTCCGTAAATAGATTTGCCAGCAATTTCCTTGGTCTCAGGAGAACCATCTAGGAAATCCAGATATCCTGAAAACTTACTCATTAAATACAAGTACTTTTGTTTAGATGGCATAGATTTATCTATAACGAATCTATAAAATGTAAGTCGAAATTTTCCCGTTATAAACGTATACAATGATGGAGGCAAAGTTTCTTTTGCAGATCGCCCATTAATGTTGACCACCACATTGTCTTCATCAAATGTTGTGGTTTTAGGATCGATCAACAACTTATTTGGATAATTTTTAACAATTCCTTCTACAATTCTACCCTTGACACTGTTCCATACCTTTTTTACCTTTGTAGAATCGGACAAATACAATGTATCCAGACCTTTAAATCCGCCATATTGTGGGAAATCAATGTACTTATCACCAGTTGAAGCATCTTTAAAATCACCGCCCTTAAATGAAACCCAAAACACTTGGTCATTTCCATTAATCATCGCAATGTCAGCTTTACCGGTTCTACCCAAACTTAAATGAACAGCACCAGTAACCTCAACTTTACAATCCACACGTTTACCCTCTTCATTAACCATGTGTAGTTTGTGTGGCAACTGTTTTGAATTATTCTCCTGAAACCATTTATTAAGTTCTTCTGCCTTAATACGTTCTTGTTCAATGCCTGCTGCTTTAGTTGTTTTTGATGATAGTTTATTTCCTAACTCTTTGTACAACTTCAAATACAATCTAGCCTTACCAAAACCATCAGTGTCAATTTTTAATCCCTGTGGAAGTTTGATTATTGAAATCTTTTCATTGCCACGTTTAATTCTCAAACTTGTTGGACAGTTAGTCATTTCAACTGGCTTATCGCTATCAGCCGAATCCATGACTTTTTTGATCATTTCATCATAAGTCAATCCCTGCGGATTATGGGTATCGCCAGGAAATCGATCTGGAAGTCTATTTTTTACATAATCCAAATCAGCGTTTCTTAAATCATTGTCGTCAAAATTTCCAACTCTTTTTAGAGTTCCGACCATTTTGTTAAATAACGCAATATCTTCTTCAGACATTCTGTTTTTTGAAACAGATGTTGGTGACTGAATTTCTTTGAGTAATGTATCGAATGAAAAACATTCGCCGTATCCACACTTTTCTACGGCAGTCATTAGTTTGTCAGCATCAATAGGTCCAATGCCACCGTCTTCAACTAATAACGCATATTCCGTTAGAATATCTTTGATGATTTTATCTTTATTCATGACGACACAATATGTAATAAATATTGTGTCTCTTACCAAAACTGAACTTTTTAAATAGTTACAGTTTGCATATCATGATAATTGTGTCCAAAATAACATTTTGTAGGAAATCCTTGATTTTGCATCAATCTCACAATCTCTAATAATACCGATTTTCCTTCTGACTTGTTCACATCAAACAACATTGAATCATACGTATACAAAATTGGTTTTGTCAATTTATCCGTCAAATACCGATTAATATCAGTCAAACTTTGTACAGAATATTCAGTTTCAGATGCTTGAAGAATATAGTTGAACAACTTGTTCGGATTTGCATCTTTCAAATGATTCTTTGTAATTGGTCTCTTAAAGATTGGCGTTTCTATATATCCAAATTCATTAAAAAACTCCCATCGATGTTGAATGTACTCACAGATCTTCGCAAAATAAGGAATTTTAGCGTATTCTTCCGAAATAGAACCATACAATTGTTGGAACGTTAACGTTTTCGACTTCTTCAACTGATCTTCGGAAAGATTTTCGGTTTTGAAGTAATATCGACCCAAATACTCATAGATATTCACATCTTTTGGAAAATCATACCGAATCAACTTTCCAATAATATGAGGATGATACGCACTATAATCCAACATCACCAATACACCATCATTACCAAATCGGGATACAAAACTCTTGCGACATTCATTCTCCTTATTCAATGCAGAATAGTTAATGCCACCAAAACGATTGCTAGGACGGCCCGTAGATGTAAAAATGTTATATTCAGTATATACACGTTTATTCACTACCAAATGATCTTTGTCAGAAAAGTGTTTTGAAAATTCATCTGTGTCAATTTGTAACCCATGTGATTCAATTGATTGCAATGTTTCAATGATCGACTTATTCACCTCATAATACGAATCTTCGTATTTCTTCTTAACATAAGACTTAACGTCTTCACACATATCCAAAAATCGTGATATGTGATTGTTAGAAGGAATGATTTTATTCAACTCGTTATGATTTTGATACTTGTTTTTAAAAAACAAATGTGAAGACGTGTCATATTCATCTTGATCAAACACATCACCCGTTTCAATAAAACTTACCAATGACAAATCTAGTAGATTGTCAACCTCAAGTTGATGTAAAACTTTTCGTTTAGAAAAACAAAAAATACGTCCACGTAGTTTATTCAACAATTGTTCGACTTCGTATTTTGTATGAAACACGCCACAGTCGTAACTGTTAATATGAATACAAAAAAATTTATCGACATCAATAACTTTAATCAGAGCCAAACAAGGATCAGTGGCAGCAGGATGTACACATTCGCACAGTGGAATGACATCTAAAATAACATCTCTCTTGCCAATTTCAGATGAGATTTGTGCTAAAGTGTTCATTTACAATAACCATATCTTAACCATCTGTAAAAGTCAACTTTTAAACCCAGCCAAATAATTTTCACTAATCTTTGAAGTTAAACCTGGCATTTCTTTTTCTGCTAATCTTACCTGTTTTTTATTGTACTCAAACGCACCCTCCTGCGTTATGTTTCCATTTTGTTTTACATTACGTGGAACTCCAGATATCTGCCAAGTAATACTTGTTTTTTGATAAATATTTCCCGGCAATGTTTTGAAATTGTCACCCTTAACTTCAATTACGTCGTTGTCGTTGATCTTTTTTACAAAATATCTACGAGTATATGGTATCGAATAATCAATATCATTAGACGAAAATAAATACGCACGTGGAAATATCGGTGGTATACTCTCACCCGCCAAATTGATATACTTATTTAAGTCAATCATAATGAAATATTCAATCCTTTAGTTGGACGTATACCAGCTGTCAATGTAGTGGTCCACATACCATTACTCTGTAAATTATGTTTCACATCTTCGACTTGAAACAATATGTCTTTATCATATGGTTCCGGTAGATTGTCAATTCCAAAAATTTGAAACGTCTTGAATCCTCCAATTCCAGTCAAAGTGATTTCAGCTTTAATTCCCGGTTGTGGAAACGAATTAATTGACGCGTTATTTGGATCTTTATCATTAACTAATAACGTAAATAAGTCTTTTTGAGTTAATACCAACTTACGAATATACGTCTTTTCAGCTCCATTTTCTCTTGTGACGACACCAACAATATACGCTCCAGATTTAACATCACGTTCCTTTTGTATCGCCTTTTGTTGATCCAAACGGTTTCGTTCTAGTTCTTTATTCTGGCTATCCTTGAGTAATAGTTCTTTATCTTTTGGTGTCAAATACGATTCACTTTGTGTCAATTTATAAAAACGGTCCCTTGTGACAAATCCAAATGGATTCTTCATAGGCACTGAAGTCTTGTTATCCTTGGGAGAGTTATACATCACAGATGTTGCAACTTTATCACTCAACTTAACACTAAAGTTTAAAGACTGTATATTGTTTCTACTTGCACGATTTTTGAAAAAATACAAGTATGGCTTTTTATCAGAATTCAATTCTTGTAGTCGTTTTAAGTTAAACGAATCAGTATCAATAATTGACAATAATGAATTGGATGGTCCATATTGAATCAAACTGAACTTCCACATTCCGTTAACTGCTTCAGACAGTTTATTCATAACGAAATTCAATATATCCGTTACGGTTTCTGACTTTTCAATTGCTTTAATTACTACGTCTTTATGAATATAGATATTCTCCAATTTACCAATATTATAATCATATTGTTTTGATGGAAATTCAACATCACCCGGATTCATTCCACCGTGTTTTATTCTAAAGTAATTAACGATTTCATTTAGATCTTGACGAACAGTGCTATTAAATATTGACTGCATCGTTTTGTCAGCTTCACTTGCGGATGTTGAATTTGATCCATCTTGCTGTGTCGTTGGCGTTTGGTAATTTTTAGAATTACCACGATCTTCCACCGATGGAGAAATATTTGGTGCTTGTGAATTTGGTATCAATAATACCTTACCATCAGTACTGATCATATTTTTATGTCCACCAATCCACGAAGATTTGATATCAACTTGATTAAACGTGGCACCATTCTTTGTCGATTCTGCTGTACAAAATTTGTTGATGATGTCAACAAATAATCCCATTGTAATCCAAAACTCATCGCTTGCACCAGAGTCAAAACTGTATTTCGTTACATTGTCAATCTTAGTACGAGGATCATTTGAGGTGTCCAAATTTCTTGGAATAAACACTCTTGTCTCAGGTCCGGGCCAACCGGGAATTGGAAACAGTGGATTCTTAGTATTCAACCCCGTCAATACCGTTTTTGGCAAAGACTTGAAGTCATTTTCAATATACTCCTTAAGAGTTTTAACCGGTTCTGGTTTCTTATTACCTTTATTATCGGCAGAAGAAGTTGATGCAAGGGCATTGCTTCGTGTTTGTACACCACTGTAAATAAAACTATTACTCTTGATCTCAGTGGTACAATCATATGAACCATCTGACTGTAAAGAATAATCAAAACTAGTAATAATACCGCATGTTAATTCATACGATCCTTTACCATCTTCAACAATCAATTGCTGTTGAAGAGGATCAGTATAAACTCCTAGTAATCCAACTCCTGCTGTTTTTCTGGGGTCATCTGGGTCACCGGTTGGCCCCGGTGTTTTATCGTCAACCGAATCTTTCATTGTTGCAGGTTTTCCTACATCAGTCAAATTCAATAAACAATTTGGATTGTAATGGTTCCACCCCCATTCAATAAACATAGAAACGCCAGGTGACATAAAATATGGCGTCATATAATTTAAATGATCTTTAGAGTAACACTTCCATTTTATAGTTACTTGACGATACATCGACTTTTGCATTACTGCATCAATACTAATAATGCCCGGAGGTGGTACATGTTTACTGATGGCAATGCTGTCTATTGCATTTTCATTGTCAATTTTATGTTCATCACCTGTTGGAGTGACTCCTAATACTGTCTCGGTCTTTGAATATGTTGATGCGTTAAAGCCATAGTCTTTATAAAAACCATTAGCACCACCCATAATAAATCCTTCTTTAGAACCATATCGTGGTTCTCCAATACCGTTGGAACACACACGAACCCAACAACGCATTGGTCCTTTGTATGTATTCCAATTTCCATCATCATCCCAACTTGCAATCGTGTTGGAAATAAAATTCATACCAACATCACGTTCACGACGTTCAAGTTCTTCACGAACGTACTTGGGAATCGGTTGAATTTCAAATGGTGCTACAAATCGGGTGGCCATAACTATTAAGAATTGAGTAACTTATAATTGTTAAGTATCGTGTTGATCTTGGTTGGAACTCGTAATTGTAATCCGGCAGGAACCGAAATCTTTCCTTTACCAATACTATTAGCTTGTGCAATAATCCACCATAACGATGGATTCTTGTAATACTTAAATGCAAGATTGTCTAATGTATCGGTTTCATTTGTGACAATATAAATATCACTCGGATCAACGGGAATATTTGGATATAAACGTGTTCCAAAGTATCTTTTGCCATCCCATCTTTTTTTAATGTTGACGGTTGTTTCGTATCTCATACATCAATAATTATAGTCGATTCACTGTCAATCCAGATGAAAATTTGTTATTATATCCAGTGGTTTGTTCCACATTTGTTGCATCTCTTGGTGCATGTCCAAAGTTGGCCATTCCAGTAACAGGACGTTCCTTGAACAATGGAGTCAAATCAACTGATATTTCAACTTCTCTTGGAAACTGAGCAACTTTTCCTTTTGAACCAGTCCATGTAATGATATTGTTCAAATAAGACCAATCTTGTTCTGAGTTTTCACTCACGGTTTCCCATGATGCACCTTCAGGTATAGAAATTCCTACACGGTTAATTACAATAGGCTGTTCTTTGTACATATCACCCAGAGTCAATAAAACAAAGGCAGGAATCATAAACTGACTTTCACTTCCATCACCTTGACTTGGTGCAGATGTATAATTTGCAGGCATTGTTAATCCGCACAAATAATTGATACGTTTCCACATTGGTAACAATTCTTTAACGCTGCTGGCAATTACCTTGAAACTGAAACTCAACTGACGAGTTATGCCGTCATACACATATTGTTTGTCAGCACGACCAATATATTTGTAATTTGCCCATTCTGCTTGAAAACTGTCATTTATTCCGGTAACAGATGCTCTGAATGGTATATACTTTTCATTGACCATATCATAAAAGTAAAATGCAATCAAATCATCGTTATATGGATCGTATGTACTCCAACCAGATACATCGGTTTCATCAGAAATTGTACGGTCTTTATCTAAAATGGTCAGTTTATTGAGATCATCACCTTTATATGATGTTGCCATTTTACGACTGTTCTTACGAGAATGTTCAAGTCCATCCAACAACTGTGTGTTATCTTTATAACTGTCAGTATACTTTTTATTATTGATATTGGATTGTTTTACTTTAGCAATACCGTACAAAGTTGCGTCAGGGCTTGACATAACTCTTGTATCTGCGTCATTAAACGATACTGAATATCCGGCATTTTTGATTTTTGTGACCAATTCCTTGAGGTTATCAATTGTTTCTTTATTGATCGGATCTTCAATCTTGGTTTGAAGCGTTGAATTGATACGATCTGGCAAATCAGTGACTTCGGATGGAACGTTTTTGACTTTTCCATCTTCCATGTTCTTTAGAATGTTGGCCAAATTGCCATTTCCACCCACTTCTTGACGTTTCTTTGAATACGTGCCATCAACCAAATAAGCAGCACGTTTTTCATCACCAGTTCCTTGACGAGTTGGTAAGTTTGACAGTGTAGGTATGACAGCGACTGATGGAACACTATCAAATCCATACTTTTTATAGAAATTTTCCTGTGCAATTATGATGGTTGGTTCATCTGCGTTAGTCAAATCCAATGGATATACATCCATTTTTGTTGGAAACTTATTTGGTTTGTCAAGAAACTTTTTATAGTTCATCAACATTATAGAAAACTTGAAATTATTTGAACCCTCTTTACGAGATGGTTCAATACCTATAGATTTTCCATATTTTTCAACATCATCTACATCTTTTTCAAACTTGAAACCGGTGGTTTTGTCATTGATGGTTGGTCCAGTGATATCCGTTCCAGAAATTTTCTGATCTGTGCCATCCACAAATACAAGTTTACGATTTTGTGGTGCTTCTTTACCTTGTTTTCTGATATTTTTTGGTCCACCACTGGTACTTCCAGCAATCCACAACTGATTTAATGTAATTTCCGCACCAGTAATTACATGACGTTTTGTAAATTTACCTTTTAAATCAGAAATCATCATTCCATACGCACCTTCATCTGCTCTATATCCAGTTTTCTCCGGTTGTTTACTATTAATCAATGATGGAAACACCGATGCTGCAATAGACTTTAAAAAACTATTCTTTTGTGCATTACCACCCCATCTTGACGCAAGAGAGTTATATCCCGACGAAGCAGTTTTTCCTCTCAAAAGACCCTTACCACCACCAGCGGACTGTTTTGATAATGGAGAATCGTCAGATTCATCACGTTTTCCCGCACCAACTGTGCCCTTCGGTGAAGAAATTCCATTGCTCACACTAAATCCTACCACACTTGCCAAAGCACCAAGAATACCTCCACTTAAGTCAATGTGACGAGTTGGTCTTGGAAGCAATCCAAGCGTGCCTGGCCGTGCTGCCGCCACAATAGGCATCAAAGGATTGTATAAATTGGTTTCGTTAAATGGTTGTAGGTTCTGCAACAACAACTGTTTTAATGAAAATATTACACCGTTACCCGATACACTGAACTTTGAAATACGTACAACGTCTTGTAAAGCAGATCCTATAGGAAACGCACGACTATCATACTTCTTAATAGCATTCGTTCCACTATTTCCTTCATTTGGATTATACCAAAGAAACGGTTGACGAGGGCCAAATTTTAACAAACTGTTGGCATAATCAGTTTTTCCAGTGAATCTGGTTAAGATTTGTTTGTTATTGGTGATATATAACTTTTCGACCTTACCGGGAGCAGCACCCAATGGATAATCAGATGGCACCTTATTAATTGGTGGTACCATTCTACGACTATCTCTTGGTTCACTACCAGGCGTAGGCGAACTAGCTGCGTTATTATAACGAGTTTCTAGTGGAAACGCAATTGAGTTTCTTTGAATTTGATCAGCCATATTCTATAATTATGAACTTGCGATAGCAAGTTGTTCACTTACTTTTCTACCATCAAGATTTACAGCAATACCACCGTTCATCATTAAACTGATAAGCGTATCAAGTTTTTGATTGGTTTGTTCTATTGCTGTGATTACACTATTTTGTGTTTCTGTGGCTTGTTCAGCACCACCACCAATACCTCCCGTCTCAACACCAATAAGTTTACCAACAATTTTGAATGGTACACTCAATACGTTTTGTATGAACTGACCAATTGAAGAAAATCCTTTCATTATCATTTCAAAAATGAATTCAAAAGGAGAGGTGAAAATACTCAATATAGCAGATCCTACACCGACCAATCCTTTGATAATTCCATCACCCAAGGTTGAGTTGCTTTTTCCGACAAATAAATCAGATATAAAATTCCAAGCGTTAACCCATGGCTGAATAAATATATCATACCACATTTGTCCGAATGAAGTCAGACCTTTAATCAATGTATTGCCAATCGTCGAAAACAAATCAGGAAACAAGTTGGTAAGTGTTTTAAACAATACTACCGGAATAAAATAAATATAGGATAATATTGTTGCGCCAAGTTTCATCAAGTTTTTCAAAATATCTTTTCCGGAAAACAAGTCTTTTATCGTTTCAAATCCGTCTTTGAAATATCCCATTACATCCATCAACGCTGTTTTTATGGCTGGAAATATCGGTTTCAACATTTCAAAAAACTTTCCGACAAACGGTATCTTTGCTAACAAATCAACCAGTAACTCAAATGGTCCAACAAATACGTCATACATCGTTTCGCCCAACGCATCAAAGAAGTTCATGCCTTTCATCAAACGACTAACTAACCCAATTGCAGCTTGTATTATAGTAATAACAGTTCCTACAACTGGTATAGCCTTTCCAGCGGTACCCAACAAACCTACAATACGTCCCACGTTTCCGAATCCGGATGCAAATTTACCAACCACTCCAGATGCACTTCCAAATGCACTAATTATTCCTCTAATTGGACCCGGTAAACGAGTTGCTCCCGAGTTAATCATTGAAAATATTCCACCAATTCCTTTAAATACCAACTCAATTGGATTTAAAAATGTTCTGAACGATGCGCCAAATAACATAACCGCTGAATTGATTTTTAAGAACACTACCCCAAAATCAATTCCCTTTTGTACAATTTCCTCGATAAATTTATTTGCACCATCTAATGAGTCACTAAATGATTGCACCAACGGTTCAATTGGTTCCCACATTTTGTACAATGCATTAGCCAATACTTTAATTGGAACTAACAATAAGTTGAAAACAACAAGAGCTATTTTCAATGCTGGAATCAATAACTTGACCGCCACATTTACAACCGGGGTCAAAATATCAGCAAGAATCTGTTTAAAAGATTGAAATGTATTACTCAATTGTGCCATAGCACTTTGCATTTGAGT